AGCTCCAGGTACGTTTGGTTCAGTTGTTAATGGTATTAGTAATGATATTGAAGGAATACATGACTTTATAGGTAATGGACAAGAAAATAAAATTGTAAACACCTCAACAGGTAATTACCACAGAACTATTTTAAATGGTTATAGTGGACATAATGCTTCAGTTCGTGGTGGTACTATTTTAAATGGTGACGCCAATTATTTAGAAGATGGTGCTCAATGGAGTACAATCATAAACGGTAAAGAAAATAGGATAACTGGTAATGTTGATGCTGTAACCCCAGGAACAAGTGGAGGGTATAATCTAATCGGTAATGGGTCACTACATAGAATAATCTCAGGTACTACTAATAGTACAATCCTTAACGGACATCATAATCAATTAATTTCAGCGAACACAGTTAGTATATTAGGTGGAAGGCATAACGCAATAAGTGGTGAATCTAATACTTCAGTAATTGTTGCTGGTCAACATAATTTAATTAATAGTCCTATGGTAGACATTGGTTCTACATCAGGAGTGTTTATTGGTGCGGGTCACCAGAATATGGTTATTTCTGGCGTTACATCAGGAATAGTTGGAGGAACTGAAAATTATATTTCAGGGGCCACCAGTTCATTTATAGGAGGAGGTACAAATAATAAAATAACACAACAAGATGGTGCAACTACAGGAAGAACAAAGATTAGTTCTATAGTTGGTGGAGATTCTAATCTAATTAGTGGTGAGGGTGAATATAATTTTATAGGTGGTGGCTATTATAACGACATAAGGAGTGTTAGTAATAGTTTGATAGTTGGTGGTCATAGTAATAGTATATCCCAGGACAATTCCGTGGACACAATTGATATTGGATTCAAATCAATTCTAGGGGGCCATACAAATTATGTTCAGGGTACAGGGTATGACGTTATTCTAGGTGGTTCAGGTAATACAATAACTGCTGATTCTAATGGTAACTTTGGTTTAATAGGTAACGGTAGAGACAANCAACTAATTACAGCACACGAATATTCTACAATTCTTAACGGACAAAAACATGAGGTCACATCTATATACGGAAGCATATTAGGTGGTTCAGGTAATACGGTAAATGGTAATTTTGGGCATATAGTTGGTGGAACCGGAAATACTATAAATGCTACAGCGACTTCATCAGCAATTATAGGTTGTAACGATTTAACAGCAGACCAATCTAATACCACATATATGTGTGGTTTAACAGCTGGAACAATATCAGCAACCACAGTGTTTGCATGGAACGTACCACAGAAATATGTAGACACAAGAAATTATACGGCAAATGTAGCTGAAACAATAACACATAATTTAGACACACAAGATGTAGTAGTGAATATTTGGGATACCGCCACAAGTCAAAGAGTTGATGCAACTATTCAATACGGCACATTAAATACTCTCACTGTAGAACTTACTATGAATAAGGACAACATAAAAACTGTAATAATAGGATAATATGGGAATTAACGATTTATATGGGTCTTTAAGGGTTTGGGGACAAGGAGATAATAATTCATACACTGGATTTAGTGTAGTACATTCTGGTACTGGAATAGCTGATTTAATAGTTAGAAGTGGTGGTGATATTGGTATGGGTACCAGTACTCCAGACTGGGATTTAGAATTATTTAGGCAGAGCAGCTCTTCAGAAGCAGCTATAGTATCTGATGGTGGTAATGCGATACTTAACTTCCAAACGAGAGATGAGACAGATTCCTATTTAGTACATAGAAAAGGCACAATAGGTATTGGGAATGCAATATGGGCAGCAGGAGTAGACTATCATAATGGGACAGGAAGTTACAACACATATACAATAGCTACCGGAACTACTTTTGCTTCAGACTACCAATTAGTAATAACAAGTGGTGGTACTGTAGGTATCAGAAAATTACTCCCAGCGGCTACTTTAGATATCGCTGGAGATTTAATGGTTAGGGATGTCGCAATTGGTGGTAATTATAATTTAATTTGGGATAGTACCACTAATAGTGTAAAAAGAGGAAACAATATTATTCCTGTCAATTTAACAGGAACAACATTTTTAGTTAGTGGGTACACAACAGGATGTACAACATTCTTAGTTTATTCTGCGGCTACAGGATTACAAACATTTAGTGCGAATACGTGTGAAGATTTTGGGCCCTATCGTTATGGTAAGGCACCACAATCCATAGAACCAAAACTAGGAGCCAATCAGTCTAATGCTAATTATAGTGTTATTGGGGGTGGTAGACATAACATCATTATGTCAGGAGCAAACACAGAAGATAATGTAATAGCAGCAGGTAATAGTAATATTATAGAAAGTGGGTTTACCTCATCAGGTATATTCGCTGGGAAACAAAATAAAATAGTAGCTGGTGATGGTCATCAGTATAATGCCATAGTTGGTGGTATACTTAATACCATATCAGGTGATGGATATACTAGTATTATTGGTTCCACTAGTTCGAAGATAATAGGAGATAGTGCAAACCGAGCATATTATAGTTCTATTGTTGGTGGTAGTAACCAGTTTTTACACGGTAGTGCATATGGTGGTATGTTAGGTGGTATTACTAATGTGATGTCTGGTGGCCAACAGTCAATTATAGTAGGTGGTACTACTAATAAAATTAAATATTCTACTGGGAGTTTTATAGGTGCTGGAGGAGTTAATCTAATAAGTGGTGGCACTAGAAATGCAATTATAGCGGGTACTAATAATACGATGACAGCTTCTACCTATAGTGCAATAGTAGGTGGTAGTAGTAACTATTTAGATGGTAGTATAAATTCTTCTATAGTAGGTGGTGCGTCTAATAAAATACATGAAAATTCTGATGTTGTTATTGTTGGTGGTAGTGGAAATACTATCGAAAAAACAGCAATATCATCCGCAATTATAGGAGCTTCAGAGTTAAATGCTATATCAGCTCAAACAACTTATCTAAGAGGGTTAAATGTTAATTCTGATGTAGCTGGAAACACACCAAACGGTAATTGGTTACAGTATCACGGTATAAATGCAGACCAAGGACTTGGTAGGGTTTTAGTTTCTCATGATGATGACGGCCATGCAAAATGGAAAAATTTAGCAAATCTAATCCCAAGTGGGATAACAAATTATAGTGGTGGTTCTGATGTGTATGTTCTAACCGCTTATACAAGTGGTTGTACTTGGTTTGGTATAACTAATTCTGGGACAACATTGACGGCAGATACTTGTTCTAGTATGGGACCTTATATGATTGGTGCTGGAANCAATTCAATAAGACCAGTATTAGGANTTAATCAAACTAGTGGTGTATATGGTCACGTATCTTCTGGGGCCATAAATAATAACTGGCAACCTTTCACCGTCATTCTAGGTGGTACACTGAACATAGCACACTTTAATGCCCAAGGTGGTGAATACAATTACCTTTATGGGATGGGTAATCAAAACCATGCTGGAGCATTCGGTTATCAACACGGTACATCCAATTGGATGTTTGGGTCGGGGAACTACTCCAGGTTGTTTGGTAGTGGTAATATGATATTAGGGGGGTACAACGCAGGATACTACTCCAACCTTATGGGCTCGTCAAATATTGAATCTAATTCTTCAGGTAATACAGTAAATGGGTGGATTAATTATCTTCATAACGCTACTTGGAATAATGTCCATGGACATGCAAATGTTATACGGTCAGCTACTACCCTTTCTCATGTATCTGGAGCTCGTAATGTATTAGAAGGTAACTTTGCTACCATATTAAGTAGTTCTGGAAGTACAGTTTTAGCTTCTGGTGGACATATTTTAGGTGGTACAGGGAATACTATATATGATACAGCAGCATCCGCAGCAATATTAGGGGGTAACGCAATAACAGCCAGAACCTCTCAAACCACATACACACACGGATTAAATGTATGGACAGATACAAGTGACGGTGATAGACCATTCCATTATCATGGAAGTGCAGCGAATAATATAATAATTCCTAATAGTGCAGCATATTCTGCAAATCCAACAGTATTTTTAGCTGGAGTAAATGCAGAAGGTAGAGCAAAATGGTCACCACTTCCCGGAACAGTACAACCACAATATATGAGTGGTGATACCTATGTTGTTTCTGCACACACTATAGGGTGTACTCTTTATTTATACACTAATTCTGGTGATACCGTTACAGCGGATACTTGTAATAACTTTGTTTCACCATATAAATGGGTAGCAGGAACTCCTGGACCAACTAACTCGTGGCACCCAACAGTACCAGGAGGACCTAATGAAAATATAATAAAGTCTAATTGGTCACAAATTCTTGGTGGTGGTGATATGCTTAGTGCGGGCACCATAGGATATACAAACATGATAGCACCACAATCTAAAGCTGGTGTATCTCTGTATATTGGTAACACAATTGTGGGTGGTACAGGTAATCACATTCTTAGTGGTACTGTATCCACAATAGGTGGTGGAGCATTTAATAAAATAGTAGGACAACCAGAATTCACCGAGGCGGGTGAAGCAAATGGTTCATTAAATATTATAGGTGGTGGGTATATGAACCAGATAAGTGGATGGACATGTAATCTCATAGCCGGAGGCGCTTGGAATCAGATAAAATCTGGGGCAACATCATGGTCAACCATAATCAATGGTGACCAAAATATTATTGAGAATAAAGGCGGTCTCAGGACATCTATGTTTAACCACATAGGGAATGGTACACAAAATTATATCACATCTCATCTGCCTCTAAGTAATCAAATATTTAATGGTGCTCTTAATAGAATTGTTGGTAGGGCTATTTCTATAGATGGTAGTGACCCATATAACCCAACTAATTCTTATAATACAATACTGAATGGATACCAAAACTCAATTGTTATTTCAGGTAATTCGGAAGCAAACACCCAAAGCTATAATACAATACTTAATGGTACCTACAATAGTGCGGGGACTAGGTCAGATTATTCCACAATATTAGGAGGACAATTTAATTGGGTTAATGCGGATGGTTCAGCTATACTTGCGGGTCTCCGACATCACGTCAACGCGAATACAGCAGCGGTATTAGCTGGATATAATCACCATATGGCACCAACTGCGGTTAATAGTAGTATACTCGCGGGACAAGACATATACGCTTATAGTGCGGATACATCCTACACAAATTTATTTAATATACAGTCAGCAATGACCTCAACCACCATAACACAATTCTTAGTTAGAGAATTGGACCCTGAACAACCAGGAGGATTTGGAGCGATTAAGGTAAGAGAACTTAAATCATTAGGAGGACCAATACCACAATTTACTGGTGGTCTAATAACAGGAGACACTCAATTTGAAGGAGTAGTAAGCGCATGTACTCTAGTTACTTCAAATGTTACAGCATGTGGTACTGGTTTGGATTTCGATAACCCTAATATTATTCTAGCTAGTCCAACTCAGGTAACTAGTGGCTTAGCTTTAGGTACCTACAGTAATACATTTAGCCCAGCGGCTACACTTTCTATTGAAGGAAGTGGAAGTCTACCAGCAATAAGCGCAGCATCTAATAATGATGTTGTTGCATATTTCTTAGGGAGAGGCACAGGTTCAGCAAGTTTAATATTACAAAATGATTCATATACAAACCCAGAGGGAGAGGGTGGTTATTATCTATACAGTAAAGGTAACCTAAAAGTAACTTCTGAAGCTTTAACATTAGGACATACTAGTTATTCACCACTTGGTATCTTCACAGGGAGTTCGACAAACCAAACACTATCAGTTAGTGGCGATAGTGTAATGGTGGGTAAAAAATCTTCATTTAACGCTTGGGATTCAAATCAAGACTTTAGTAGTAAATTAACAATAAATAATACAAGTACCACTCAAGATAGTTTAAGGATATATGACGATACCGTTCTTACGTCTAGATTTAGAAATGCTAGTGATGGTTACGAGATAGCGTTTGGTGTAACCCCAACAGCTAACTATAATGCATTTTTTACTATAGACCCAGGTGCAGCAGGACCGGCAAACGGTAGGATAGCGTTATTCAATCAAAACTATGATAGTGGCACAAAATTAGAGTTAGGACAAAGTCTTGGTGAAGCAGCTTCTGGTAAAACATATATAATACAAAGTGGAAACACTTCAATATTTGGACAAAGACCCACTTCAAACCCAACCAGAGAAAACACAGAGTTTGAAGCTCTAAATATTTCAGCTATAGCAGTTAAAGCTGGTAATAGATTACCTTATGATATTGTAAATGCAGAAAGTTCAGGTTCTACACATTTAGGTGTTGGTACAATGAACCCAACTAAACCACTTACAGTAATAGGACAAATTAGTGGTACATCAGAAATGTATCTAGATGGTGCACTTTGGTCTCCACGTATATACGGATATTGTAATTCTGGTGATTCTTATAATAAACTTACAACTCAGTTAACAGCTGTAACAATTAATGATGTTGTTTCTATAGGTGGTGGTAAAAATAATGATAGTTGGCCAGAACTTTTAGTTAGAGGAAATGGAAATGGAAATGCTCCAGAAGTGGAAATTAGAGTAGATGAAGATGCTGTTGGTACGGTAAGTGGATATATGGCTCTATCGTTAACTCACTATAGCGGAATCTCAAACACACAACCAATACATGAATGGAGTGTTATTCATGCTGGTAATTCTCAAAATCAATTCCAAATCAGATATGTTACAGATAAGGTAGATGTGTTTGAATCTGAAACACTAAACCAAGGAGTTTACGCTGGTTCAGGTCAAAGCTCAACAACTGGATTACTCTATGTGTCAACAGGAGGTACTTTTGCTGTTGGTGGTGGGTACGGTCGTGGTAGTTTTGATAACTGGTCCGATAGAGGTGGTATGTTAATTGAAGGTTGGTCTGATACACCTAATTATGATGCTTTACACATAGTTAATTCAGGCGATACTAGTTTATTAAGAATGAGAAATAGTGGTGATTTAGGTATTGGATTGAAATATCCTGATACTAAATTATCTGTTTCTGGTGAAGTGAATACACAAGTAGTATCAGTAACAGGTAATACTACTTTAGATGGAGCATTCAGTGTTTCTGGTCTAACTTCTTTTGTGGGTGATAGTAGGTTTAATGAAGATGTGACAATTGGTGGTGGTTTAATCATAACAGCTAGTACATATCCTGGTACTGCTTTATTTAGAGCAGATGAAAATATAGTTGTTATTTGGCCAAATAAAGTAGGTATTGGTCCTGTCCCATTAACAATTAGTGGAACAACTAATATTAGTGGTGATACAACCATAGATGGCGTATTAAGACTTAATTCTAGTTTAGAAGCTGGAGGTGAAGATGGTAAAATAGATTTAATTGGTGGTATGTCAGTATCCACATTCTTAACAGGGGATACAATGTCAGCTACAAGTGTACACGCCACCAATGTATACACATTAGACGGTAGAACCACCGTAGATTCTTCTGATGGTACAAAAACTGATTTTGGGGACGACACTATAATTAGTGAAATTAAAGGTTCTGGTGTTAAAATAAATTCAGTAGGTAATATAGAAGCGTTCGTAACAGATGGAAAAGGGCTCCATTTAACTAATGCATATATAACAGGGTCAACAATTTATTCCGCGAATACGTCTGGTAACGGAGTAATAGCTATTCCAGCACCAAGTAAAACATTTACATCTGGAACTACGATGATGGGTATATCCAGAAAATATGTAACAGACCAATTAGCTGTAGGACCCACAGATATAATATACGTAACTCACAATCTCAACAGCAGAGATGTCTTAGTTTCTGCAATTGGAACAAATGCAGATATTGGCAGCACAAACATTATACTTGGAGATGCGTCTGTAACCATTAATATCATGAATTATGACACAATTAAAGTTACTGGTGTAGCAGAGATAACAGACTTACGAATTGTTGTAATGACAATCTAGAGACTTTTTAATTTAAGTTTTTCTGTTTTCTTATCCATACTAATAGAATATTTACAATTTTCTTTAATCTTTCCTTTTAGAATTTCTTCAGATATAAAGTCTTCTATTTTATTTTGAATCATTCTTTTTAAAGGTCTTGCTCCGAATTTTTCATCATATGATTCTTTAGCTATAAATTTCTTAACTGAAACATTGAAGGTTATATTATAATTTTTTTCTAATAATCTTTCTTTAAGGTTATTAAGTTCTATTTTAACAATTTCTTCTATATTTTTTTCATCTAGATAATTGAATACGATAGTATCGTCTACTCTATTTAAGAATTCTGGGCTAAAAGACTTTTTTAATTGAGAAGCAATTATGTCCTTCAGTGCTTCTTCTTTTTTCTCTAATCTAGCAGAAGTATTAAAACCTATTCCATTACCAAAGTCTTGAAGTTTTTTAACCCCTATATTCGAAGTCATAATTATTAAAGTATTCTTAAAGTTAATAACTCTTCCCATCCCATCAGTCATATGACCATCATCAAAGACTTGAAGAAGTATATTAAAAACATCTGGATGAGCTTTCTCTATCTCATCAAACAATACAACACTATACGGTTTATTACGTACAGCCTCGGTTAATTGTCCACCTTGATTATACCCAACATAACCAGGAGGTGAACCAATCAGTCTAGACGTATTAAATTTCTCTTGATATTCTGACATGTCTACTCTAATTAGAGAATCTGTTGAACCAAATATTTCTTTTGCTAAAGATTTAGCTAGGTGTGTTTTACCTATACCGGTTTGCCCTAGGAACATAAAAGTGCCTATAGGTTTAGAACCGTCTCTAATACCGACCCTATTTCTTCTAATAGCTTTACATATTTTTTCAATAGCCTCATCTTGTCCTACAACATGCTCTCTTAGTTTTGATTCCAAGTCTATGAGATTAGCCATTTCATTTTCAGATAATTTACTTAATGGTATTTTAGTCATTTGGGAAACAACAGTATATAAATCATCTAAATCTACAACAGTTCTTTTTTCTTCCATTTCTAGTTCCCACGCAAACTTTAAACTATCCAACCTCTTAAGTAGTTTCAGCTCTTTATCTCTTAGTTGTGCAGCCTTTTCATATTGTTGTGATTTTACAACAGATTTTTTTTCATCACCTAATTTATTAATATTCTTACGCAGACTTTCTATTTCTACAGGATACTCTATATCTACTTGAACTTTAGCACCCACTTCATCCATTATGTCAATTGCTTTATCAGGAAATTCTCTATGTGTGATGTATCTTTCTGCTAACTTAACACAGAGTTTTAGTATTTCATTACTAATAACCACTTTATGGTGGTCTTCATATTTTTCTTTTAGGTTAATTAGTATTTCTAATGTTTCTTCAATAGTTGTTGGTTCCACCATAACTTTTTGGAATCTTCTTTCTAACGCACCATCCTTTTCTATATTTTCTCTATATTCATCTAATGTAGTAGCTCCGATACATTGTAATTCACCTCTTGCTAATGCAGGTTTAAAAATATTAGCTGCATCTAGAGAACCAGAAGAATTACCCGTACCTACAACTGTGTGTAATTCATCTATGAAAATTATAATATCTGGATTTTCTCTAAGTTCTTCTAAGACAGCCTTCATTCGCTCCTCAAACTGGCCTCTGTATTTAGTGCCAGCTACTAAACTAGTCAGTTCTAATGCAACAATTTTTTTATCTAATAAATTACGTGGACATTTACCGCTATGAATTTTGAGTGCCAACCCTTCAGCCAAAGCAGTCTTACCACACCCCGGACCCCCAATTAGAACTGGGTTATTTTTCTTTCTTCTACATAATATTTGTGCTACTCTAGTTATCTCAGCTTTTCTACCTACTACAGGGTCTAATTTACCCTCACCAGCCAACTTTATTAAATCTCTAGAGAAGTTATCTAGGATAGGTGTTCTACTTGATTTTTCTCCTTTATTTTTCTTTGGTTTCTTACTCTGGGCTCCTTCTTCTTCGATACCAGAAAATGTTGATTCTATTTTTTCTTTCATATGTTATAATTTAAAGTGTTTAAACAAATATATAAAATGTTTTATAAAATGTAAAAATATTATGGTAGTGACATTTTTACCCATTACATGACATTATGTCATTATTTTTTTGTATATTTATTAGTGGTATACTATTTGTAGTAAAACTTATTGTAAAAGTAATATAAATTACTTGAATAAAATAATAATATTTAATAAATTTAAAAAAAAAATGATTATGTTAAAAACAAAGAGAACAAACTTGGGGAGAGTGATAGATGACTTCTTCAACGACCCATTCCTCGAAACTGACAGTTATTTACCCACTGTAACGCCTGATAATATAGCAATATCTACTGGAAGAAGTAACTTATTAGAAGACGATAATTCTTATAGGTTAGAAATGCAAGTTCCAGGACTTACAAAAAAAGATATTTCTATAACAGCAGAACGTGGGCATTTAAACATAAGTTCAAAATCAGAGGATAAATTTAAAGTAGATAATAAAACTTATATTAGAAGAGACTTCTATAATACAGAATTAGAGTTAGATTATAGATTACCTGAGAATGTTGATATGGATAACATCAAAGCAAAGGTAGAAAATGGTATTTTAGGTATAGAAGTGCCTAAATTAGTAAAAAATAGTAATAATAAAAAAGAAATAAAAATAAGTTAATATGGCAAAAATAATTGGAATTGATTTAGGTACTACAAACTCATGTGTTTCTGTAGTAGAAGGTGGGTCTCCTACCATAATTGTTAATTCGGAGGGTAAAAGAACAACACCTTCGGTTGTATCGTTTAAAGATGGAGATAGGGTTATTGGGGACCCAGCTAAAAGACAAGCAGTAACAAACCCAAAAAATACAGTTTATTCTATAAAACGTTTTATAGGTAGCAAATTTAGTGAAATAAGTAAGGAAGCTAAAAAAATGGCTTATACTGTAAAAAAAGGCACCGACTCAAATGTTGATATTGTAATTGACGGAAAGACATATCTCCCACAAGAAATATCAGCTGTAGTATTACAGAATCTTAAAAAAACAGCAGAAGAATATTTGGGAGAAACAGTAAAAGACGCCGTCATAACGGTACCAGCATATTTTAATGACTCACAAAGACAAGCCACTAAAGAAGCAGGTGAAATAGCAGGATTAAACGTCCTAAGAATTATTAATGAACCAACCGCAGCAGCATTAGCTTATGGGATAGATGAGAAAAAAGAAAAAATTATAGCGGTATATGATTTAGGTGGTGGTACATTTGATATTTCTATATTAGAGATAGCTGATGGTGTATTTGAAGTAAAATCTACCAATGGTGATACACATTTAGGTGGAGATAATTTTGATGAGATAATCATAGAATGGTTAATTAAAGAATTTAAAGAAGAGAGTGGTATGGATATAAGTAATGATGCATCTGCTCTACAACGGTTAAGAGAGGCTTCAGAAAAAGCAAAAGTAGAACTATCAACTTCTACAAATACAGAGATTAATTTACCTTATATTACGGCAGACAATACTGGACCAAAACATTTAGTTCGTACATTATCTAGAGCTAAGTTTGAATCTATGGTAGACTCATTGGTTAAAAAAAGTTTAGCACCTTGTAGAAAAGCAATTAAAGATGCTGGCATAAAAGTTAGTGAGATTGATGATATAATATTAGTTGGTGGCTCAACTAGAATACCAGTTATTCAAGCAGCGGTAGAAAAGTTATTCAAAAAGAAACCATCTAAAGGGGTTAACCCAGATGAAGTAGTAGCGATGGGAGCTGCTATACAAGGTGGTGTATTAGCGGGTGACGTTAAAGATGTTTTATTATTAGATGTAACCCCATTATCACTAGGTATTGAAACTATGGGTGGCATAATGACAACATTAATAGAATCAAATACTACAATACCGACATCTAAAAGTGAGGTATTCTCCACAGCTTCCAACAATCAACCAGCAGTAGACATTCATGTTCTACAGGGAGAAAGACCTATGGCAGGAGACAACAGAACATTAGGAAGATTCCAACTTACAGATATTCCACCTGCACCAAGAGGAATTCCTCAAATTGAGGTTACATTTGATATTGATGCTAATGGTATTATTAATGTAAAAGCAAATGATAAGGGAACGGGTAAGAGTCAAAATATCAAAATTGAATCCGGAAGTAGCTTATCAGAAGAGGAAATTAAAAAGATGAGAATGGACGCTGAAACAAATGCAGCAGAAGACAAAAGAAAGAAAGAAGAGATAAATATGTTGAATGAGGTAGATGCTTTAGTGTACCAAACAGAAAAACAAATTGAAGAATTTGGTGATAAGTTAGATGAAGAGGACAAGACCAAACTAGAAAGTGTTCTTAAAGAATTAAAAGATGCCATTAAAGATAAAAATATGGAGTCTATAAGTACATTAAAGGAAAAACTCACTAGTGATTGGAATGAAATAAGCACTAAACTTTACCAGACTACGCAAGAAGAGGCAGGACAAGAACCTACAGCTGAAGAAAGTACTACAGATGTAGAATATGAAGAGGTAAAGGAATAATTATATAATATAAGCATTTAAAAAAATTTTTAAAATGATTAAAAAAGAAGAAGTAAAAGGAACTAGAATATTAAACGAATATGCGTCAAGTAACATATCTTATACAGACTATGATACGAAGACAAGTGAACTTCTAGTTACATTTAAAGGTGGTAGAAAATATCAATACCACGATGTGCCACATAGCATATTCACCAAGTTTAGGATGTCAGAAAGTCAAGGAAAATTCTTTAACAGAGAGATATCTAAAAAATACAGATATAACGAAATTAAGAAGTAATTTATTTGTGTAGTATATTTTTTATTCGTATATTTGTATCTAAATAATAAAAAAATTTAGTTATGATTAGAATAGGAGTAATATACAACGACGGAAAAATTAAAAGTTATAATTTTGATTCTGAAAAAGAAATGGAGAATTTTGTTTTAGAGATGAAAGAAGAACCAAAAAAGATTAGGGTTCTGAATAAGAAGACTAATGAGGTATATAACCTAATCAATAATCAGTAATTTACGCGGGTGTAGCTTAAAGATAAAAGCGGCATACATTCCAGTAGGTAGATGGTGGCTTGGACCACCCACCCGCTCTAACCTTAAAAAAAAATAATATTATGATAGCATTTATTTTACTTATATTAACTTTAGTTATCTTTTGGAAACCAGTAGTACACGGTTCTAAGAAGGATAGAGAGACTTTTGAATACTGGAAGAAGTATAATAATAGAACATAATAGTTAATAATATCATGTCCACATTAATAAATGGTTGCGATTGCAACCATTTTTTATTTATAAAAATATTTATAGATTATGGGAGTAAAATCAGCAGTACTAAAAAGTTTTAAAACAAAAGACCATTTAGCACCATCAATCTGGGAAGAGAATGAAGATGGGACCTATACTTTAAACCCTGAAGTTAGGTCCACACTACTAAAGGTAGCAAATAGATTTCTTGATTATAGTGGGATGGAAGAGCTAACCTGTGATATTAGTACACAAGATTGTGACATATATGATGTTACTATAACCGGCAGTCTAGCGAACTTCAACTGGAGTAAATTTTCTGATATCGACTTACATTTAATTTTAGATTTTTCAGAAATAGACAAAAACTCCGAACTTGTTAGAAAGTACTTAAATAGTAAAAAAACTATATGGAATAGTACTCACGATATTACTATAGATGGTTATGAGGTAGAAGTATACTCACAAGATTATAGAGAACCTCACCATTCAAGCGGGGTATATTCAGTACTATACAATAAATGGATAGTTGAACCTTCCTACAAACATGTAACAATAGATGATAAAAAGTTAGATGAAAAAGCAACTAATTGGATAGATGCTATAGATAGAATAATAGATAGGTCTAAGAACGTTAAACCAGAAACAATTTTAAAAGAAATTGAGAACATTAAAGCCAAATTAAAGAAATATAGAAGTTGTGGTTTAGAATCAGGCGGAGAGTATTCTTATGAGAATTTAGTGTTCAAAGTATTAAGAAGAAACGGGTATATTAAAAAATTAATTGATTTAAAGAATAAACTTATAGATAACATACTAACTATATAAATTTTTTCTTTTTAATCGAAGTATTTATAAGAAAGAAAATAGACTTAAAATATGGCAATAGGATACGATAACAGCTCGAGTAACAAAATATACTGTGATTCAGCGATTCAACCGTTTATGTCTGGACCTTCCGGATATTTGACTGGTATAACATGTACTTCAGTATATGCAGATGGTGCGGTAACCGGTTTAAGAATTAATGGTCAAACAATAGGAATAGCAGCAGGTAGCACACTTGACGTAATTATAACTTCAGTTGGTGGTACTTTAGCTAATGCATGTTTTACTTGTAGTTGTCATGATTGTTGGGAGGACGAAACACAAACCATGAGAGAAAAGTTTTGGCCTTTCGCTGGTGGGGATGCACATAATGTAAATGCAGCAGCGGCCGCATCACCGAATCTACCAGGCGGAGCAGGTATTTATAGTGGATATACTTTTTATCCAAATACATTAGGAGGAAGTAGTCTAGGTGGGCCAGGACAATTTAGTTAAAATAAAAAAAAAATAAAAATTTTAAAAATGAGCGGATTAAAACCAGTAGGAAGTGAAAAACTACCATTACAAGAAAAAATAGATAGAATAAAACAAATAGCGGGAATTGTAAAAACAATCGATGCCCCAACAAGTTATTCTAATACTCATTATAGTACTAGAGGACAAGATGGTAATGTTTATGCTATAATAAAAGAGAATAAACAATACTTTATAAAATCTGGTAAAGACGAAAATAACCTTTCACATATTGATGGTTTATTAAATTCTAGAAAAGAAACTTTCTCTTCTTATTCAGCAGCTTTAAAAAGATTAAACTTTAAAATGAAATCTATTAATGAAGCTAACAATTACGGTGCTATAGAAGAACAAAGAAAAGTATTAAAAGTAGATGTGCCAACCCCTGAACCTGAAGCTGAAGAAGTAGAGGACTTTGATATGGGTATTGAAGATGAAGATATGGGTGTTGAAGGCGAAGATATGGACATGGATATGGATATGGATGTAGAAGGTGGTGAAGAAGATATAGATATGGACATGGATGTAGAGGTAACTGATGATGGAGCTGAAGAGGAGGAAGACGCTGTAAAAAGCATTCAAAAATTAACTGGTAAATTAGGTCAAAAATTACGTAAAGCAGAAGGTAAAGGTGAATTAGATTCTGAAACTATAAAATATGTATTAAATTCAGTTATTTCGGCTGTTAATCTTGACAATTTAGACGCGGAGGATAAAGAAGAAATTGTAGAGAAATTTGATGATGTAGATTCTGAATATGACGAATTAGACGATATGTCCGATATGGAAGTTAGTGGTGAAGAAGAATTTGATATGGAAGATGAAGAAGGTGTTGAGGATTTTGAAATGGAAGATGAAGTAGAATTAGAAGAGCAAATCCCACAAATAGCTGGTATGGCAGGCGAAGCAGTAGGTGGTTATATGGCTGATAAAGCTTTAGAAAAAACATTAAGAGGCATGAGAAAAGGAGGAAACAAAATGGATTTTAGTGATGATGAATTATCATCAATTTTTAGGACCACAAATAGCGATGAACTTAATGAAGGATATGATAGAGTGAGTGAAGTAATTAACAAGTACTTTAAAATTAGTAAAGAGGAGAAACAAAATAATAAACAAAAAAGAAACAACTTTTTAGAATCTAAGTTAACTAAGGCAAGAAATATAGCTTCTATCTTGGAACATACCGAAACTATAGAACAAGAAACAGCTAGTAGAAATTTTTTAACTGAAAACGACAATATTGAAGTAGTAGGTAAAAATACTAAAGGTTCTTTAGTGTTTAATAGTAATGGTAAGGTTACAGAGATTAGTAGAAAGGGTTTAAAATCTTAATAAATTAATCATGTTCCTTGTCTATGTAAATGAACTCGGACCCAATTATAAAGGGCAAAATGTGTACGAATTTATCTTCTCAGATACTTTATCTGAAATTTGTGGAGATGATTGGGATAAAACACCAGCACAAGGAAGCCCTAATCCCCCACATTTAGGAACAATTACGAAGGTAGGCACATTGTATGGTAGTAATATACAATTTGAACTAATCCAAAATTCTGATTATTTTGGTATGTGTGACGCGGTAGATAATGTCATTGCATTATGTTGGGAGATATATGACGATGAAAATACCACAGACTCAAGACTAGTTTTCTCTTTTGGTGAGAATTTGAAGTTGGTTGAAGATAAACTATATACAAAAGATTTAATTTTAAATTATGTCAAAAATCTCGAATACAAAACAAAATAGAATAAAAATTAAAAGATTACTCAATAAAGGGTTATCTATAGAATTATTAAGTAAACTTAATGAGGGTGGCATGAATATGTTACACACTATGGTAATTAAAGAAGAAGAACCTAAAACTGCAGAAGAGTTATCGAAAGACCATCTAGCACTATCAACAGCTTATAGTGAGATATCAAAAAAAGAAGAAGAAATGGGTGATTTAGAAGAAAATTTTCCAGATGCATCAGTAGATGGAAAGAAATTAAAAAAAGATGTTAACGGAAAAAAAGATGTAATAGATGAGAATGATTTAGAAGAAGGTTATGATGAAGATACTATACATCCAGGAGAAGGTGAAGTAACACAAGACCCACATCAAGTTGGTCCAGATACGGACGATGGGTTCGGTAACCCAAAAGAAGATGATGACGGTATGGGTATGTTTGAAGGTGTAACAAAACAACACCTAATAGAAAAATTTGCTTCAAAAGCTCAAGCAAGATATTTTTATGCAAAATCTAATGAACCAGGAAAAGAAGGAAAGAAATGGAAAAAATATACTAAAGAATTTTCTGATGATACAGAAGATTTTGATACTTTACCTGAGAAAGTTGAACAAGATGAAAGTATAGAGAATACTAACCCTAAATTAGTAGAAAATTGGATAAAAGAAATAGTAGAAAAAAATGCTAGACCTGCGATGACAAAAGCAGAATTAATAAGAACAATTAATGAGACAGAAGAGGTTGTTAGTATAGAAGATGTACAAACTGATGAAGAAACCGGTCTACCTGACTGGTTAGATTTTGAATCTATATTGTCGGGTGGTATGGGCGCTCCTGGTGAAACAGGATTACCTACCATAGCCCCAACAAAACCAGGAATAAAAACTCCACCTAGAAGAAGAGGTACTCCATATAAACCACATCCTGGAGTTAAACCAAAACCTAAAGCCCTTCCAGAGTATACAAAAGCACAATTATTAGAAGCACCACCAATTGATTATGGTGATAGGCCAGAAAGAATGGCACCGGACATTGAACAAAAAATAGGTTCACAAGATTTTCCTTTAGGTGATAACCCAGCATTTCCTGATGTTGACGCTGATGGTATCCCAGATAATTTTGAAGAGTTAGTAGCATCTGAAAGATTTAAGGATGTTGTAGATAACGTTAAAAAATATACAGGCTTAGAGCAAGTAACACAAAATGAGTTCATGCAACTCCAAATGATGTTAAGGGACTCAACTATGAAAATATTACAGATAGAATCACAAAATAAAACAGAGTTAGAAACTTTAGCTGTAGACTTGGTAAGAGAATATATGGCACTACCTGAAGACGCTGTACAATTTGACGCTAAGATTGTGGGTATGGGAGAAGTAGACATGTCAGGATTTCAAAAAGGAGAAGAGGAGGAGGAAGAACCGTCACAACAAGAAATGAAGAGTGAAGAAGAATTATTTGGCACATTTGAAATGTTTGACGCTGAGAAAGAAAAGAGAAGGTTTATAAATTCTTTAATACAAGGTTCAGCTAAGAAAGGGCATTATTTGTATCATATGATTCCAGAAAAAATAAATTCCATAAATCCAGAGTTATTAGATTTATATGGTGTTATGATGTCAGTTAATGATTTAGTATATTGGATTCTGCCAGATGAAACAGCTCAAATGATGGGGCAAGGAGGAGAATCGGCAGCTGGAAAAGAAGAGATAGATATAGAGACAGACCCACCGACAATTAAAGCTGAAGGAATAACATTCCCAGTTTTAGTACATGAATTAATAAAAGGTGTAATGGAATTATTAGCTTCACAAGGACTTCCTAGTGACCCTAGAAAAGCTGAAATGGTTATGAAGGAAACTGATACCTTACCAGCAGAAATATGGGATTTAAGGTTAGGTCCAGTAATTTGGTCAAAATTTAGAGCAGCTTACCCAGCAGACCTTATGGATGAAGATAAAGCTGAGATACAAAATTATCTTTTCAGTGAATTCACAAGAATGGAACCAGAAGAATTCTTTGATTTAGCAAAGGAGATTCTATCGGGCACTGAAGAGGGTAAAATGGAACTTCAAAGGATTGTAAAATCTATTATTGCAGATTTACAAGAAGATGATTATGATGAAAGTTTGAGTTCAGAAGAACCACAACCAACACCACAACCAACACCACAACCCAAACCAAGACGAAGTACGTCACCTGATTTAGATATGGATACTATTCTTGATAAGATATTTAATCAAGGTATGGGCTCATTATCACCAGATGAATTGAATTTCTTACAAAGCCAATAGAATCGCACTCTTAGAATGACTCTGTCGATATTTATTATATATGGACATGAATAAACAAGAATATATATTAGAATACGCCAAGTGTTATAAAGACACTGAATATGCATTGCGCACATATTTAGAAACTTATGATAACACAAAGAGTAAGTACGTCCCATTCAAACTTTTCCCAGAACAAATAGACATGGTTAATGACTATGAAAATAACAATGATAATATAGTTTTAAAATATCGTCAGGCGGGAGTATCTACAGTTACATCAGCATGGATATCTAAAATACTACAATTTTCGTCTAAAGAAAAACCAGAAAAAATACTTATATTAGCTAATAAATTAGATACAGCAGTAGAAATGGCAAGTAAAATTAGAAATTTTTTACGACAGTGGCCAGAGTGGATAGATGTAGGATTTTCTAAAGATAAAGACACCCAAAAACATTATAAATTAAATAACGACTCAGAAGTAAAAGCTGTCGCTACATCTGTGGATGCTTTGAGAGGGTATACCCCTACAATGTTAATATTTGATGAGGCTGCATATATAGAAACTGGTGACGACTTATGGGCGGCGTGTATGGCATCCTTAGCTACCGGTGGTAAAGTTATCGTAATATCTACACCTAATGGTTTTGATAGAATATATTATGAAATATTTGACCAATCATTACGAGGATTAAATCAATTTAAAATTAGTAGATTAACGTGGTATAATGACCCAAGATTTAATAAAGATTTACGATGGATTAAGACTAAAGATATTACACATTTTTTATTAAATAGAGATGAATACGATGAATCTGAAATTTTATATAATCAATTAGAAAGAGCTGATGAATTAGAAGAATTAGGATACAAACCATTTAGTGATTGGTTTGAAGAAATGTGCAAAAAACTAAAATTTGATAGAAGAAAAATATCACAAGAATTAGAGTGTGCCTTTTTGGGGTCCGGAGATAATGTTATATCACCAGATACGATAGAAAATTTAATGAAAAATGTTTGTGACCCACTAGAAGTATGGGTGGGCAATAGCTTATGGGTTTGGAAGCAACCGAAAGAAGGTCATCGTTATATTATGGGTATAGATGTTTCTAGAGGAGATAGTGATGATTTTACATCTTTTATTATTACAGATTTTGATGCAAGAGAACAGGTGGTAGAATATTTAGGTAAAATTCCACCAGATATTGCAGCTGAACTTGCAAATAAATGGGCTTTAAAATATAATTGTTTTATTGTTGTGGACATTACTGGTGGTATGGGTGTATCGACTTCAAGGAAGTTGATAGAACTGGGGTACAAGAACTTATATTATGATAATGTAAAATCTAATGATATATGGAAATTTAATCCAAATCAAGCAGATAAATGTCCCGGAATTAACTTCAATAGTAAAAGAGCACAGATAGTACAAGCTTTAGAAGAACAATTGAGAACGGGTTTTATTATTAGGTCACATAGATTGATTAATGAGTTTAAGACATTTGTTTATATAAATGGGCGTCCCGACCATATGAAAGGACATCATGACGACTTAATTATGGCAATTTCAATGGCATTATATGTATCTCAAAATTCTTTTGCAGAGTTAGAGAGAAATACAAATCAAGCAAAAGCAATGTTAGATAGTTGGGTTACACATGAAACAGCTAGAGAGGAAACAGGGGCAAGACCACAACCAGCGTTCAGGCCACATACAGTTTCAGGTAGGCCAGTTAATATGGACCCAAATAATCCGAAAGAATATTTATGGTTGTTCGGGGGACTAAAATAATAATTATATGGGTGTAAGAAAAGTAGGTGGTAATAAATGTGGAAAAGGATTAACTAGAAATCGTTTTGGGCGTTGTATTAAAAAGAACTTAAGACAAGCACTAGACCAAACGGTTTATGAATGGATATGGTTTCCGCCTGACTTTGATAGAACAAAAATAATAAACACTGAAACAGAAAAAGGAAATGTCCAATCAGCAGTTCCATGGAATCCAGCTGGTCCACCAGAACCGGGTCCATGTGTTGTAACGTATGTATTACCAGACTATGTTATATGTGATTATGTTGTCTAGATAATTGACAACCGATATTTTTATCGTAAATTTAAGATTATGGCAGAAAAAAAGAATTTAACAGTATTTCAGAGATTAGCGTCCTTATTTGGTCCACAAGGCCCAAGAGCACCAAAACCATCCTATGATTTTGATAAGGAAGTTCTTTTAAGAACAGACAATAAATCTCAGTTCGAAAAAGAAAAACTCCAGGCTCAACAGACAGCTTATTTAACTAATCAATGGAGTAAGGTAGAAAATCAACTTTACCAACAAGCAGTATATTATGAACCTACAAGATTAGCTTCTTATTATGACTATGAATCTATGGAGTTTACTCCAGAAATTTCAGCAGCTTTAGATATTATGGCAGACGAAGCAACTACAATGTCAGAACAAGGATTTATGTTGAATATATATTCTGAATCAAAAAGGATAAAAAGTATATTAGCAGATTTATTTAATAATGTAATAGACATCGAAACCAATCTACCAATGTGGGTGAGAAATACCTGTAAATATGGTGATAATTTCGTATACCTTAAAGTAGACCCTAAGAAAGGACTTCTAGGGGTCAACCAATTACCTAATATAGAAATTGAAAGACTTGAAAATAAACCAGACGCATATGGTACTGGGGCATTTGATGGTGACACTGAAGAAAGAAAGATAGAGTTTGGCTGGAAAGATAAGGACATGATTTTTAAAAATTGGGAAGTCGCTCATTTTAGATTATTAGGGGATGATAGGAGATTACCATATGGTACATCAGTACTAGATAAATCTAGAAGAATATGGAAACAATTATTATTAGCAGAAGATGCTATGTTAATTTATAGAACCTCTAGAGCCCCAGAGAGAAGAGTATTTAAAGTGTATGTTGGAAACATGGATGATAAAGATGTGGAGGCTTATGTACAAAGAATCGCTAATAAGTTTAAAAGAGACCAGGTTGTAGACCCAATAAATGGTAATGTAGACTTAAGATATAATCAGTTAGCTGTAGACCAAGATTATTTTATACCTGTTCGTGACCCAGCAGCACCGATGCCTATAGAAACTTTACCTGGTGCACAGAATTTAAGTGAGATAGCGGATATAGAATACATACAGAAAAAATTATTAGCAGCATTAAGAGTACCTAAAGCTTTCTTAGGTTTTGAAGAAGTAGTGGGAGAAGGTAAAAACTTATCATTACAAGATATTAGATTTGCAAGAACAATAAATCATATACAAAAAGCTATTATACAAGAATTAAATAAGATAGCAATAATTCATTTGTATATATTAGGGTTTGAGGATGAATTAGATAATTTTACATTAGGATTAACTAATCCGTCTACACAATCAGATTTATTAAAGATTGAATTATGGAAAGAAAAAGTGACACTATATAGAGATTGTGTTACCGACCCAGGAAATGGAATTCAGGCAACGTCATCAACGTGGGCTAAAAAGAATGTATTGGGTATGAGTGATGAAGAAGTTAAGTTAGACTTACAACAACAAAGAATAGAGAAAGCCGTTGGTGAAGAACTAGGCAAAACAGGTGAAGTTATAACAAGTACAGGTATATTTGATAAAATTGATGAATTATACGGAACACCAAAAGTAGGGGGCGAAGAAGGAGCAGAAGCCGGTGCAGATACAGGTGAAGAAGAGGGAGGATTTGGCGAGACACCACCCCCACCACCAACAGGAGGAGGTGGAGAAGAAGGTGGTGCACCCCCAGAAGAACCAGCAGCTGAAGAAGGAGGAGCTGGAGGAGCAGATATGGGAGCGGAGTTAGAAATAGAAATGTTTACCAGAGAATCGGGCCTTCCATTAATCCTAGAGGACAGGTTAAATAATGGTAGCATCAAACTAAATAAGGGGGTTAAGAAATTGGAACACGTTAGTAAGAACCTCGAAGATTTACTAAAAGATTAGATATTTATATTAAAATATAATTTATGTTTGGTAAAATAAAAAAAGGAATTAACGACATTCTAACAGAATCATATTCTAACAAAAAAACATTTAAAAGAAATTTTAATGTATTAATGGGGTCTTTAAGGAAGACTAAAACCCTAAGAGAATTTTTTACACTATACGGTGAAATAGATAAACAGAGATTCACAGATAAAAATGAAGCAAGAATTTTCTTAGAAAATATCCTATCTGAATTAAAATCTAAATCTAATGTCCTAATAAAAGAATCTGACAATATCAATAAACTCTTAGAGAGTAGCCCTTATTATAAAGGTGACACCGAAAAGATATATCAGAAGTTAGACACCCTTATTTTTGAAAATTTTTCTTACAACCCAAGACAACATAATGATATAAAAAAAGAATTGGTCGGATTTTTAAATCAACCGGAAAACTCAATTAATGAAACTACCTCTGTAAGACATTCTTTATTAGTTTCTAGTTTAGCTAAATTATATAATGAGAAATACTCATCTTTAAGTGAATCAGAAAAAGATAAATTAAAAGAATACCTATCTATTAAAAGAGACACACTAAAAGAAAAAGTAGACTCCACTAAAGATAACTTAAATAATATATTAAGTAACCTAATTAATGAATCTACTGATGAAGAATTAAAAAACAAACTTTTAACGGTAGAAAATGAAGTGGTTAATTGTGGTTACAAGAAGAAAGACTTATTCAGGTTACAACAATTAGAGGAAGACCTATCCTAATATTATTTTGACTTCTACAGTATTACTTAGTATATTTTATATATAAAGTAGAATATATTATGAAGTCAGGAAAACAAATCAAATTTAATATACATCCTAGTTTTAAAACTAACTATGGAACTGTAGACTATAGGAATTTTAAATCTCTATATATTAATTTCTCATCCTGGGCCGAGCCAATTAATGAAGTGAGTAATTGGGTTAGAGTTGTTGGATTGTTAAAAAGAGATATTAAAATGAGTTTAAATGAAGTATTGGACAATAACCTATTCAAATTAGATAAAAATATTGTAGATTTAGACTTACGTACCAGTGGTATCGAACCAAACAAAAGAAGTTATGTTTCTTGTGAAATAACATTGTTTCTTAGAGTTAAGGAAGATATCAGGTCTCAGGGTATTAAAGATTCTGTATACAAAATAACCCGCCATATTGTAAATCAGAATTTTAGAAATAACAAATACTTTAACTTCCACCCCAATAAAAAATAATTTTATTTATCTATCTTGTATTTATATGTAAAGATATTAATCTATGCGTATACTTGAAGCAAACGAAATCGGTAAAGGAGTCCTATTAGAGAATGATGCGGGGCACATATCTCCACATTACGAATTAAATAAAAAAATAATAACAGAGACCAAAGGATTTAAAGATTCCGATGGGGTTTTTATTTATGCTGTTTTACAAAAATGTGGTGTACAAAATAGAAATGGTAGAGTATACCCCGCAGAGATACTAAAAAGAGAAGTAGACAAATACCAACAATTAATAGGGCAAGGAAGAGCCTTATCCGAATTAAACCATCCAGAATCATCATTAGTAGATTTAGAAAGAAGTTCTCACAGAGTTGTAGAAACTTTTTGGGACGGAGATACATTGATGGGAAAACTCCAAATACTAACCTCACCAGCTTACCATAAGACTGGGATTATTTCATGTGTGGGCGATATAGCAGCTAATTTATTAAGACACGGTGTTACTCTAGGGATTTCTTCTAGGGGTGTGGGGTCATTAAAAAGTGAAGGAGGAAAAAATATAGTACAAGATGATTTTGAGTTAATATGTTTTGATTTAGTGTCCTCACCATCAACTCCAGGAGCTTATTTATTCAACGACATGAAGGACAAAGACAAATATGCAGAGACGATAGAAGAAGCTATACCACCAGCAGATTATTCAGCCCCAAAATCAGATGCTTTATCTATGATGAAGAAGTTAGATAACTTTTTAGATAGGTAAACTTACTTTTTAAGGGTTTTGACGTATAAAACACAAACTTTTTACAGTCCCCTTCATATTTATTTATGAATAAAACTATAATAAAAATATAACAGATAATTTATGAGTAACAAATCCTTACTTGAATCGGCTCTGATTGAAGCCCAACAGATTGAAGAAACTGTGAAATCCAATGCAAAAGAAATACTTGCTTCTACTATGAAGGAAGAAATTGAAGAACTGGTAAAAGAATCATTATCTAATAATGGTTTAAGAAAACAAAAGGTAATAAAAGAACAAGAACTCGAAGCAATGGTTGATGACGAAGAAGTTATTGACATAGACGATGAGGAAGATGATGACGAAATGGAAGACGTTTTAGCTATGGCGGACGAAGTAGACGCAGAAGAAATTCCATCACCTGAAGGCGAAGACGAGTTTGAACCACTAGACTTAACACAAGCATCCGACGATGATGTACTAAAAGTCTTTAAAGCTATGGGTGCTGAAGACGGCGTAATCGTAAAACAGGACGATGATGTAATCAGCATAGAAGATGAGGGTACTGGAGAGGAGTACCGAATAGAATTAGAAGAATCTAAAAAGAGAATCAAAGAAGACCCAGGGGTGACAAGGCCGGGTGAAGATAAGACTGAGATGGACGAAGGTGCAGATGCAGAAATGAAGGATATTGACATAGAAGCAGGCGACATAGATAATGAAGGTGAAGAAGAAGAGGCAGAAGTAGAATACCAACTTACTGAAGATGAGTATGAATCAGATGCTGAAAGAGGTGACGTAGACAAATATGAATACGAACAAGGCAAAGAGGCAGCTGAAGAACAAATGTATGAAATCGATATGGAAACAACTCCTGAAGGAGACCTAGAAGAAAGATGGGGCTCTAAAAAGGGTGAAGACCCAAGAGTAGATGTTGACGGTGTTGAAAAAGAACGTAAAGACTACATGGAAGAAGATTCCACCTACGGAAAAGGCACAGATGATATCCCAACGGGAGACCGTAAAAAGAAAGGTCATTATGGCCGAGGGGGTAAAAGAAAAGAAACAGCCAGAGAAGAAGGTGAATCGGATTTTCAAGAAATGTGGCGTGGAAATAATCTAGGTCAGAAAGTTCATGCAGGTAATAGAAGTAATAAGTACAATAAAGCTGCAAGAGAAAAAGCCGGAATCAACATGAAAGAGTCTAAACGTTCTATAAGAAATCGTTTTATAAACGAAAGAAAAAGAATGGCCGGGACTAAAGTTCTTACTGAAACTATCGATAATCTAAAAGGGGAAGTTAATGTTCTTAAAAGCAAAAATGGAGAATATAAAAAAGCTCTTGTAATGTTTAGAGACAAGTTAAATGAAGTCGCTGTATTCAATTCTAACTTAGCTTACGCTACGAAATTATTTACAGAACACACAACTAACAAGTCTGAGAAAATTAACATTCTTAGAAGATTTGATTCAGTTGAATCTCTTAAAGAGTCTAAAGCACTTTATAAAAACATGAAGAAACAACTTTCTTCTAGTACAAAAAGTGCTGTAAAAGAATCTTTAGAAAACAAAAATAGCAAAAAGACTGTACAACTTAGTGAAAGTGTACAAAAAAAGATAACTAAAGCTCCTGTGACGGGTGCATCGAACTTGATAGAATCAAGAACGTATGTTGACCCACAAATCGCAAGAAGTTTAGATATCATGAGTAAAATAAAATAAATAAAAACATAAAAAAAATATAAAATTATGGGTGCTTTATTAGAATCAGGTTTAGTAGGTAATATCGGATTAAAACATCTTAAAGTTATTAGAGAAGACACTATTGAAAAATGGAACAAACTTGGATTCTTGGATGGTCTTAAAGGTCATACAAGAGAAAACGTTGCTCAGTTATATGAAAACCAAGCGACTCATTTAATCAATGAGGCGACACAAGCTGACGCATCAGGTTCATTTGAAACAGTTGTTTTCCCAATAATTAGAAGAGTATTTTCTAAATTACTAGCTAACGACATTGTATCGGTACAAGCTTTGAACTTACCAATTGGTAAATTGTTCTACTTTGTACCAAAAATTTCAGACAGACGTTGGAGAGGAGCTTCGGACCCAACTTGGGGACACTTTGAACCTAAAGGGATGCCGGGCCAAACTAACGCAAACAGTCAAACTTATGACACAGTAAACTTATACGACCAATACTATGAAGATGGTAGAGGATTATTCGATATCTCGAAAGGTAGATATTCAGGTGTATCACGTACAGCTGACTTTGTAACATGGAACACTACTGGTGGAACTATGGAAAAAGCGGGTATATGGTACACTCTTACAGGTAGAACTCAGAGTGGAACGTATAATACTTACGACTGTCTTAATGGTGGACTTAGAAGCTTACTTGTTAGAGTAGGTGGATTTTCAACTGCGGGAGCAGGTAAATTAATTGGTCCTAACGGTAACGAAATGGACACAGAAGAATTCTTATCTTCATTAAAAGTTAGGGCTGCTGCGGCGGTAACTTGCTGTCCAACTGGTAGTACTACTCAAGTAGTTGCAGCTGGTGGATATGTACCATTTAGATTGGTAACTCAAAAATACGGTTCAGGTATTGTTGAGGGTAATCCAGGTACAGCTAAAGCTTATTGGCCAGGAAGAGACTCTACTTATGAAACAGTTTGTGACATAGAGGGTTACCTTTACTTAGAACTAGATTTATCATGTCCAGCATGTATTACATGTGAATCGGTAGATGGTTATGTTGGTGCTAATGTTACGTCGTCACTTTCGACTACTAACTTTACTGCTGAGTATAGAATTTACCAAGACCTTGAATTTGAGGATGAATTAGGAGAAGTATCATTTGATTTAGACTCTGTAACTGTTTCAGTAACAGAAAGAAAATTAAGAGCTACTTGGTCTCCTGAACTTGCACAAGACGTTAGTGCGTTCCATAACATTGATGCAGAAGCTGAATTAACAGCTCTATTATCTGAAGAAGTTGCGGCTGAGATAGACCGTGAGATTCTTAAAGATTTAAGAGCAGCAGCATCTTGGACATTAAGATGGGATTACAACGGATGGAAACGTTTCCAAGCAGGTCAAGCTCCTTATACTCAAAAAGACTGGAATCAAACTCTGATTACTGCTATTAACCAAATTTCAGCACAGATTCACAAATCTACGTTGAGAGGTGGTGCGAACTGGATTGTATGTTCATCAGAATGCTCGGCAATATTTGATGACTTAGAATACTTCCACGCTTCAAACGCAGCTCCAGACCAAGACCAGTACAACATGGGTATTGAGAAGATTGGAACATTATCAGGTAGATATACTGTATATAGAGACCCTTATTTCCCAGCTAACAAAGTGTTAATTGGACATAAAGGGACATCTTTATTAGACACAGGATATATTTACGCTCCGTATGTACCATTACAACTTACACCAACTATGTATAATCCATTTAACTTTGCACCAATCAAAGGTATCATGACTAGATACGCTAAGAAGGTGGTTAACAATAGATTCTATGGAGCTATTACAATTGACGGTGTTAGAACATTTGACATTAGAGAACTTAGATAATCTTAAGTTTGATAGAATAAGAAGAAAAAGCCCCCTACGGGGCTTTTTTTTATGCCCACAAGTTTGACATACCATTTATTTTCCTTACTTTTTATTCAAACAACAGAAAAATATGAGCAAAATTAAAATACTAGTAATACCGAGTGACAGAACAGGTGTATCTAAATTTAGAAGTGTAGACCCTCATTTATCTTTACAAAACTTATTTCCAGATGATTTTTGGGTTGATGTAGATTATGAACCACAGTTAGAGAATGATGAATATCTAAAACAATATGATATTATTCACTATCATAGAACTTTATCACCTAATTATGATTTATCTAAAAAAGTTGCTCCTAAACTGAAAAAGATGGGGATAACTAGTATTATGGATATAGATGATTACTGGTTACCAACCATAGACCACCCAGCTCATATGATGGTAAAACAAAATAACTTAGATGAGTTAATCATGGAAAATATAAGATTAGCTGAACATGTTAATACAACCACACCAATATTTGCTGATGAAATAAAAAAGTTAAATTCTTCAGTAGAAGTGTTTCCTAACGCTGTAGACCCTAGAGAGAAACAATTCCAATCAGATACACAAGACTCTGATAGACTAAGGGTTGGATGGTTAGGAGGGTCTTCACATATGGAAGATTTAAGAATATTATCTGGGGTTGTAGGGAAATTACAACCATATATAGATAAGTTACAATTTGTATTGTGTGGGTTTGACACTAGAGGAAGTATAACTTTTATAGACCAGGCAACAGGTGAACAGAAACAAAGACCAATTGAACCACATGAATCGATATGGTACAAATATGAAGAAATTTTTACTAATAAATTTACTACAGTTTCACCACAATATCATAAACATTTATTAAAATTTATTGATGAAGAATATAATAATGAAGATGATGTACCTTATAGAAGAGTATGGACTAAACCTATTACCACTTATGCTTCTAATTATAATAAATTTGATGTGAGTCTTGCCCCAATTAAAGAACATACATTTAATAGAGTTAAATCTCAGTTAAAGGTTATTGAAGCTGGATTCCATAAGAAAGCATTAATTGCTCAGAATTATGGGCCATATCAAATAGATTTAATAAACGCCGCTAAATACGGTGGTGGGTTTACTAATGAAGGGAACGCTTTATTAGTTGATACACATAAAAACCACAAGATGTGGGATAAACACATAAAAACTTTACTAAATAACCCTTCTTTAAGAGAGGATTTAGGAGAGAGACTATATGAAACAGTTCAAAAATATCATATAGATGTGGTTACTAGAAATAGAGCAGAATATTATAAGATGCTCGTAGATAAAAACAATAAAAACTAAAAATTATGTATTACCAAGCAATAGTCGCATTTGAAACGGGTGTTATAGACAATAACGGGACCCCAAAAGTTAAAAAATTTAAATATATCTTAGAATCAGAATCTGTATTTGAGGCAACACAAAGAATGTCTTATTATTTAGCAGAAGACACTAGAGATTCTGAAATCGTGTCTTTAGTTAAAGCGCCTTATGAAGATATTATTCACCCACAACTAACCCCTAAGTATTATACCCAAAAAATAGAAGCGTAGACCGTTTAAAATAAAGTTTAATTAGACAATAATATAGTTTGATTTTACTGATAGTATTTGTTAGTTTTATAATAAAACATTTAAACCTAATATTATGTCAGAAAACCTTAATAAACTACTATTCTTTAACATCGAAACCGCTGGGATAACTTCTAATCTAACCGAATTAAAAAGAGAATACCCTCTATTATATGATAGTTGGGAGAATAATGTTCTACAATATATAAGAAAATGGTTTACCGAGGACGATAACCTATCGTCTGAAGAAATTTTTATAAAAAGAGCCGCAGGAATACCAGAATTTGCTAGAATTGTATGCATAAGTGCAGGATTTTTACAAACTGACAATACACCAAAAGTAGAATCCTACTATAATCTAAACGAGAAAGAAATAATAACTAAATTCAAAGGGTTACTAAATAAGGTAGACAATTTAGGATTTAAAATATGTGGTCATGAGATAAAATCATTCTCTATCCCCTGTGTTGCTAAAAGAATGCTTATAAATGGCATAAACCCACCACAAATATTTCCTAATCATGACACCAAACCTTGGGAGATTAGAGCTATAGACACAAAAGATGTTTGGGGTTTTGCTTCAGGNAGAGGCTTATATTCTTTAGATGTTATAACAGCATCTATGGGATTAAAAAAAGAAGAAAAAGAAAAAACAGTTAGTACAGAAAAAACACACCAACTGTATTGGGAAGTTGAGAATACTGGAGAATGGGAGGCGATAAAAGACAGATGTGAGTCTAACCTTTTAGATGTGATGAGACTAATGTTAAAAATAAAATTATTGAAGTAAAATATTATGAATAGTAAGACTAATAAGAAAATGAAAAGTACTTTATCTCAAATAGAAAAGTACGCAAGTGATAATTCTATGAGTGAGGCACCTATAGAATTACCAAAAATTTTAGGGATAGACCTAGAAGAATTGGAAAAAACTTCTTTTATAACTGAGGAAGATATTCCAAAAATGGAGGTAAAGTATGTTAATAAGTCCAATAACCAAGACCCAGAATACGCACATAAAGATGATAGTGGGTTTGACTTAAGAGCTGACTTAGATGAATCGACCACAATAAATCCACTACAAAGGAAACTCATCCCTACTGGCCTTTACTTTGAATTACCAGAGAATTATGAATTACAGGTAAGACCTAGAAGTGGGTTAGCTTTAAAACATGGTATAACAGTTCTTAATACACCAGGTACTGTGGATAGAAGTTATATAGGCGAGATAAAGGTCATACTAATAAATTTAGGTGATGTTCCTTTCATCATAAATCCTGGTGATAGGATAGCTCAAGCAGTTTTAAATAATATTGTTAATACTAATTGGGCAAAATATATAAAAGTATCTAAACTAAAAAGTACTGATAGAGACACGGGTGGTTTTGGAAGTACAGGGATAAAATAATATTATGGGATTATCGGTAGTAGTAAGTACAAAGCAGAGAGATGAAGAATATGTTAGACATCTAAAGTCAACATCTGGGTTAAAAGATATAGAAATTATCATTTATGAAAATCCTGGGAAATATTCTTTAACAGAATTATATAATAAAGGATTAAAAGAGGCAAAAAATAATAATATAGTTTTTTGTCATGATGATTTAATCATTGAAACCAGAGGTTGGGCAAAAAAATTATTAAAATTAAAATCTAATAATCCAGATTATGGGATATTAGGTATAGCTGGTACGACTGAACTACCAGAGAATGGTATGTGGTGGACTAATTGGGCCAAGATGATGGGAAGTGTATGGCATACACATGAAGGCAGAACATGGCAATCCAAATACTCAGGGATTTTTAAAAATGAAATATTAGATGCTTTATTAGTAGACGGATTATTCTTTTTAGTTGATAGAGATATAATAAAAAAGAAATTTGATAACTATTTCAAAGGATTTCATTTCTACGAGATAGACTTTTGTGTATCTAACTGGTTAGAAGGTGTTAAAATTGGTGTAAACTTTGAAGTTAAAGTTATTCATAAATCAGTAGGTATGGTAAACGATGAATGGCACAAGAATAGATTTATATTTGTCGGTAAACATTTTACTAATCTTCCGATGAAACAAGAAGGGCAATTAAAATTTAACACTATAAAACATATAAAAAATAATAAAGTAAAAGTGGGAGTTGTGGTTAATAGTGCATTTGAAGAGGAGGATATAAAAAAACATATAGAAGATAATTGTACATATAATAACATAGTGTGGTTAGATAGGCCAGAAGATGAAGAGTGTGATTTATATGTATTTTTTAATGAGACAGCACCATTAAATGATGTAGTAACTGAATTTGTTAAGATTTACTCAAAAATTAATAAGTGTGGTATTATTACATCAAGAACTCACGGAGAGGATAATAGTATACTAGCGAATGGTATAGATTTAATGGCTAGAGACGGACAATTAGTAATTAATAAAAATTCACTAAGTAGTTTTTATAATTTTGGTGGTGGATATAAGACAAATACTGTTGGTTCACAAGGCTATATTATGGGGCTAAGTAAACTCGCTTTAAAGACTATACGTGAGATAGGTACAGACATTACAAATCCAGCTTCTGGATTCCTAATAGGGTTAAATTTAATTAAATATGGTTATATTAATGTACACTCTGAAGAATCTTGTGGTAGATTATTAGATGAATATGAAGAGTTAAGAGACAATCCAGATTTGGGTCTTGTAAACCAGTTATTGGGAAGTTACGATTATAAAAGATTTATTAAACAATTTCAGAATGAACAACAAAAGTAAAATAGGCTTAGGGCTCGTAACTTATAAAGCAGAACACAGGATATTACAGAGTGCTATTACAGTCCCTGAATGGATAGAAAATTTTGTTATTGTTAATGATGGTACACCGTATACTCCCGAATCTTACCCAAAACAAGCACACATAATACAACATGAAGTAAATGAATGTGTAGGCAAAAGTAAAAGTGATGCAATGAATTATCTAATAGCAAAAGGGTGTGAACATATATTCATAATGGAAGATGATGTTCTCATAAAAGATGATTCAGTATTTGAAAGATATATAAAGGCTTCAGAAGTTAGTGGTATTAAACATTTAAGTTATGCCTTACAAGGTCCCGCTAATAGAAAAGATAGTAAAGGATTTTCTACTTTAGAAGAAAGGGCAGCGACAGACAATTTAAATGAACCAAACCCAAAAACGGTTCTATATTATGAAAATGATATAAAAGTTGCCCTATATCCAAATTCAGTAGGGGCTTTTTGTTATTATCATAAAGATGTAATTGATAAAGTTGGTGTGTTCGACCCAATCTTTAAAAATGCTTGGGAACACGTAGAACATAGTTACCAATGTTATAAAAACGGATTTTGTCCGGAATTTTGGTGGTTTCCGGATATATGGGAAAGCTGGTTATACTTAGAAGACATAGAAAATTGTATAACGGAGAGTACTATCTCTCACACACCAGAATGGCACTTAAATTATAATATAGGGGCTGAACATTATAAAAAGAAACACGGTCACTACCCAACAGGGGCACCACAGGTTGATATTGATATTGTGGTAAGGACATTAAATAAAATTAAAAAAGAACACGCAAAATGACAAAAGTAGATTTATCCGATGTTTGTTTTTTAGTACACGTAAGAATAGATACCGTGGCTAGACAACAAAATTTAGAAATTATACAAGAATTTTATAGAAAATATGCTGATAATACACAGTTTATTTTTATAGAAGATGATGCTCAGCAAAAGATAACTGAGTCGGTTACTTTAACAGAGAATGATAGTTACATATTCCATGAGAACGCAGGAATATACCTTAGACCTAAATGTTATAATATAGCTTCTAGACAAACAGATAGACCAGTAATAGTTTCATTAGATACGGATATAATTATCCACCCAAAATATATGAAAATGACAGCGGATAGGCTAATTAATGAAGATAATTTAGCTATCTGTTATCCTTATAATGGTTTATTCTTAAATTTATATGAACATACTAAAGAAGAGTTTATGAAAACTTTAGATTATGAAGATTTAATAAAATATAAGCCAGAATCTAAACAAGTTAATTATAGTAATGGCAAGATTTTTGTTGGTCATTATGATAGTGTAGGGGGTTGTGTATTCTTCAATCATGATAGATACAATAAATTTGGTGGTTATAACCCTATGTTTAAGGGTTGGGGTTATGAAGATAATGAGATTACTATAAGAACAAGAGCGTTAGGTTATGATATTAGTAGAGTAATGGATGAAGACGCCATACTCTTCCATCTTCCTCATGACGGACCAGGACAATCACCAAAGGCAACCCATGAATTTTATCAAAGTAATGCACAGTTATCAGTTATGACTGAGACTATGACTAAAGAAGAAATGGAACAATTTATAACACAATGGGAAGTATAATATGGTAACAAGTACAGGAATAAAAAATTTTAAGTTAGGTAATTCATTGTTTAATCTAGCTACAGTTATTGGAATTGCGGAAGCAAATAATGATGTAGTGGTATTACCTGATAACTATAGATTTGTGCCATTTTTTAATATACCAAAAGAGTGGTTAAAAAGCGATATTAGTTTTATAGTAGAGGAATCTGAAGGGCCTTTTCACTATACCAATATACCTTACACAAAGGATATGAATATAGTTGGATATTTTCAGAGTGAAAAATATTTTGAACATGCTAAAGATAAAGTACGTGAGATTATAAGTGTGACTGAAGATGTTAAGAAGGGAATACAAGACCAGATTAATATAATTAAATCAGAATATACAATAGCTCTTCATGTAAGAAGAGACGATTACCTTAACTACCCTAATATACACCCAACACAGGATTATAACTATTATAAGAAAGCATTAGAATATATTGTTAATAAGACACAAAGAAATGATATAGAAGTATTCGTATTCTCTGATGATATTCAATGGTGTGTACATAATTTATTTAGTTTAGCACAGACAAATGGGATTAAAAAGGTTAATTTTGTTAGCGATAATGAGAATTATGAAGATTTGCATCTAATGTCTCTATGCAATCACCAAGTTATCGCAAATAGTAGTTTTAGTTGGTGGGGAGCATGGTTGAACACATATAAAGATAAAATTGTAGTTGCACCGAATAATTGGTTTGGCCCACAGGGACCAGACCCTAAAGATTTAGTACCAGAAACATGGAAGAGAATATAAATTTACATCAAGCAAAAGTATTTGGTATTGGAGGCAATGACGAACCATCACAAAATTTCCCTAAATACAATAAGAAGGTTTGTATATATTGGGACCACATGAATTTAAATAATCCAGCGTTTAAAGATGCTGATATAAGGATTCATATACAAACAGAACCAGAGGCATATAGGAGATTAAGTCCCACTAGTGCTACTAATGATTTGTTATTACAAAATCAAGACCTATTTGATATTATACTAACTTGGGACCCAATTTTACTAGAACAAATACCACATACAAAACCCTTCCCATTTGGCACTTGTTGGATTGACGCTAAGCATGAATTTAGAAAGGAATTTGCTTTATCTTTCTTGCCTGGAGCTAAAAGAATGGACATATTTCCAGGACATAGACTTAGATATGAGGTTTTACCACAATTAAATAATTTAATAACAGCAAGCCCTAATAATGTAATAACCAATAATGGATTAAAGTACGATTTATTCCCCCCTACAAGTTACCTACCTAAAAAAGACCCTATATTTGACGGTTACCAATTCTCAGTAATAGTAGAAAATTGTTCTACAGACAATTGGTTTACAGAAAAGTTAATAGATTGTATCGCGTCAAAAACAATACCTTTATATTGTGGAGCACCTAACATTGGAGAATATTTTAATATAGATGGTATTATATCTTTTAGTAGTTGGCCAGAATTATATGATATAATTAATAATCTGACACCAGAAACTTATGATTCTATGAAGGAAGCGATAGAAGATAACTATAAAAGACATTTTCAGTATTCGGATTTCTGGGAAAGAGTTAGAAATGAAGTAAAAGAATTATTATAATGAAAGTATCGATTTGTATACCATCATATGAGGCTAATGGAAGAGGTGTGGAGTTTTTAGAACATAACTTTAATCTATTTGAAAGACAAACTCATAAAGATATAGAAGTGATTATTTCTGACCATAGTCAGAATGATGAGATAAAAGAATTATGTGATAGATGGGAAGATAGATTAGATATTAAATATATTAAAAATTTAGATAATAGAGGCAACTCATCTGCTAATACGAATGTTGCGATGAAAAACGCCTCTGGAGATATAATAAAGATTCTATTCCAAGACGATTTCATTGTTGATGAGACTAGTATAGAAAAAACAGTTAAAGGGTTTGAAAATGAGGCGGTACAATGGTTAGCCTCTGCTTGTTTACATACAAATGATGATGTTAATAATTTAGGAAGTCCATTTCAACCCAGATTCCATAGAAATATTCAGTATGGCGAGAACACAATGAGTTCTCCTAGTGTCATATCTGTTAGAAATTTTGAAGAAATTCCTTATTTTGACGAAAATTTAATATGGTTAATGGATGTAGAATATTATAAACAATTACATGACGCGTTTGGTGAACCAGGGATTATTAAGGATTATACAGTTGTTAATAGAGCGTGGGGAAACCAAGTGTCAAACAGCATTGTTACAGAAGAAATAAAAATAAATGAATTAAATTACGTATTAAAAAAACATCCTAATGAAGATAGCAGTTATAACGTCCGTATTTGGTAACGTACAACAATTACGAACACCACAAACAAAATGGGAAGGGGTGGATTATTATGCTTATGTGGATAGAGAATATCCATGTGAAGTATGGAACCAGATAGTTTCACCAGATTTTACTATAGATAAACAATTTACTGGTAGAAGAAACGCAAAAATCTATAAGATAATGCCTAATGTTTTTCTACCAGACTATGATTATCATATATGGATGGACCCAACACACGATATCATAGCTGACCCTAGAGAATTTTGCCCAACTTATCTAAAAGATAATGACATAGCATTATTCAAACACTCAGAAAGAAATTGTCTTTATGATGAAGCAGATATCCTTATAGAACTTACGGAGGGGCCTGGTGGAGATTATGATGTTTTAGATAACATTCACAGACAAGTGGAATTTTATAAAGAAGAAGAGTTCCCTAAGGACTTTGGATTATTTGAATTATCAGCTAGCATAAGAAAAAATACCCCACAGATACAGACTATGAATTTAAAATGGTGGGAAATTATATGTAGATTCTCTTCTAGAGACCAGATAAGTTTACCATTTGTTTTAAATTCTTTAAATATTGATGTAAAAGTACTACCAGGATTTGCTAATAATGGTTTAAGGCAGAATCCTATAATTCCACAATTATATTATAAAGGATTTTAATATGCCGATATCTAGAGAAAATAATTTAATGTTTATCCATATTCCTAAGAATGCCGGCACCAGCATCCAAGAGAAATTTAAAATGGAACAAGCGGGAGGACACCAAACCGCACAACAAATGAGGGGGGAAAACCCCCAAATGTGGGACGAATATAGTTCTTTTTGTGTGGTTAGAAATCCTTGGGATAGGATGGTATCTAATTACTACTATTGTTTAGCAGAAAAAAGTTTTTGGTTTGATGTTAATAATGATACAGAAAAATGGAGTTTGGCTGATGGAACAGAGATAGAGGGCAAACCACAACACCCATTATATCATCATGTTAAAAATGCTGGGAGTTTTGAAGCGTGGATGCATACGTTTTATACAATAGGTCATAGTGGAAAAAGTGGTCCAGAATTTTGGGCTACCCAGAATAGAGGTTATGATAACCAATACGATTATTTAGTTGATGAAGATGGTAAAATAATGGTAGACCACATCTTAAGGTATGAAAATTTAAATGAAGACTTCAAAAAGTTTTGTGGTAAGGTAGGGTTACCTAATACAGAATTACCAACGTTAAACCAAAGTAAGAAAGTAGATTATAGAGATATACATACCCCCTATACACGAGAAATAACAGAGAATGTCTATAAGAAGGAGATAGAATTATTAAATTATAAATTTTAACATATGTGTAGTTTTATATTTAGTGCAAAGAAAGAATTAAAACCAGAAGAATTAGGTAGAGCAAATTTCTACCCAAAATTTAGAGGCCCTGATAAAACTAATGCTGTAAATTTATCAGGATTAATTTTTTTACATAATTTATTAAGTATAACAGGAGAATTTACAATCCAACCCTTTGTAGATAATGAAATAATTTGTTTATATAATGGAGAAATATATAACTATGAAGACTTGGGTGATTATAAATCGGATGGGGAGTGTTTAATACCTTTATATAGAAAACATTCATTTGAGTTTGTTAAAAAATTAGATGGTGAATTTGCTATAGTATTGGTCGATTTAAAACAAAGAAAAGTTTTATTTTCTACTGATACTTTTAAAACTAAACCTATTTTTTATTCTACAGGATTAGGAAACTTGGGGTGTGCGTCATATAGTAGTGGATTGGCTGGTTTAGGTCACAGTAATGTACGAAAATTAGAACCAAATACAGCAAAAGTTTTCGATTTAGATTTAATGATGGAAATAAAATCTTTTAAAATCCACGAATTTGATTTAAACCAACATAAAGATAGTTTTGATGACTGGAGAGAAGCATTTAAAAAATCTATAGAAAAAAGAACGTATAAGTTAAGAGAAAGAATTTTTATTGGACTTAGTAGTGGATATGACAGTGGTGCAATTGCTTGTGAATTAATAAAACAAGACATTCCTTTTAAATCATATACAGTAATGGGGACCGAGGATAGAAATATTATAGAACAAAGGAAAAGACTCCTTAAAGATAATGTAGAGTTTGAAGAATTATTTAGACATCCACAAGAGTTAAGAGATGCCCATACATACATTGAAAAAAACACCGAAGAGTTTAAATATGTCACGTACTCCAACTCCAGCGACTACAATGAATTTTATTTATCGTTAATAGATGATAATGGTGCCAATTCTTTATCATTATTATGTAATCATGCTATTGGAGATGATAAAAAAATTCTATTATCAGGAATGGGGGCAGATGAACTATTTTCAGATTATGGATTTAATGGCATTAAAAAATATAATCATAGTAATTTTGGTGGATTATTCCCTACTAATTTAGAATCTATATTTCCATGGCCTAGCTTCTTTAATAGTACAATGGAGTCTTATTTAGCAAAAGAAGAATATGTAGCGGGAGCTTATGGAATCGAAACAAGATATCCGTTTTTAGACATAGATGTTGTACAAGAATTTTTATGGTTAACTCCCGAATTAAAAAACAAATATTATAAATCTGTTTTACACGACTATTTAAGTCATAATAATTACCCATTTAAGGAGGGAGAAAAAATAGGGTTTTAGTTACTTTATTAAGATATTTTAATACATTTTATATATGAAAGAAAAAAGCATAGATATAGTTATTACCACATATAACAGACCGGATAGATTAACACAAATACTAACCAATCTATCACAGCAGACCAATATGGATTTTAATTTGATAATAAATGATGATGGGGGCAACGATAGAATCAACCCAACAGATTTTCCAATTATAACAAAATATATTTGGAATGAAGATGATGGGTATCATAGAGTTGGTAGATTTAATGAATCCGTTTCAATATGTGTGTCACCATATATAATATTATTGGACGATGATTGTATACCACATTTTAGAGAATTTGTNCAAGCACATTTAAATGAATTACAAGATTTTGATGCATGTAGAGGGATAGTNCAATTCCCTGANGGTGCTCGTGCTAATTCTTGGTTTAGTACCGCGAATTTAGGNATAAGAAAATCAGTAATTGACAAAATAGGTTTATTTGACCCTAAGTTTGATGGTCATTATGGTCATGAAGACCAAGATTTAGGGAATAGAATTAAAGAAAATAAGTATGCTGTCACTATGGATGTTGAACTAACCAGAACTGACCACGGACTAGAGATTTATGCGGATGGTGATAGGTCAGACGCTATAATAGGCCATAATACAAGATATTTTATAGAAAAATGGGGATATGACCCAAGATAACATGAAAAGAGTAATACCATATTGTACAAGCGGTTTAGGGAACAGATTAAGATGTGTAGCATCTTGTTATGTTATTTCACAAGAAACCGATAGAGAATTAAAAATATATTGGGATAATTTAATCCCGAACGGCTGTTTAGCAAAACTAGATGAACTTTTTGAAAATAATTTAGAGACTATAAGTTTAGAAGAGTTAAAAGAATTAAAAGATTATAAAATGTGCATCAACAAATATGATGCTGATAGGGAAGATTGGGAGTTTAAAAATGACACATTACGTAACCTTACCGATGTATATGGAGCAGATGGAAAACATTCATATACTCATGATGACCAACAAGAAAATGTGTTAGTTTTTAATATAAGTTTTTTAGATGGTGTAAACCTAGAAAAGAGTCATGATTTTATTAGGTCACTAAAACCTATAAAACCAATACAAGATAATATAGATAAGATTAAAAATGATTTAGGGTTATCTAAAGATGTTATCGGTATACACGCAAGAGGTACTGATTTTCTAGACTCAGATGTGAATGCTTACATGAAAAATATGGTACCATATTTAGAAAAAAACCCTAATCAGAAGTTTTTTATATCTACTGAAGACCCAGAAATGGAGAAAACTATTGTTGAGTATTTCCCCAACAATGTCTTATTTAGAAAAAAAGAAAATTATATAACTAAAGAAGATGAAAGTGTTTCATGGTTAAACCATAACAATTTCTATATAACTAAAGACCACGCACAAGAAGCTGTGGAAGACATGTTCTTATTAGCGGAAACAACTGTGGGGATATATGATAATAGAAGTACATTCGCTGAATTAGCCATTATACTATCTAAAAGATAAAATTAATAATATGTTTATATCATTTTTTGGAAGATTTATATTGTATCACTACCCTAAAACCGCGGGTACACAATTGCAGTACCTATTTCAAGATTTTGGGGTAGGAAGTGATGATGATATATGGGGTGGAAATCTACATGGAGTACATAGAACTGTTTATATTCCACTTTATGATAGAACGGGCAAAAAAATTGGAGAAGGGCACGTACCAAAACCACTTAAACATGCACCAGTGGGGAACCCTTATGAAAAGAGTATTATTAACGCATCTAAAGGTTTTGGTGTAGAAAGATGGTATAAATTTGGTGTGATAAGAAATCCGTGGGATTTATGTGTAAGCCATTTAAATTTTCAGAATATCTATGAAGACTGGTCTTTTACAAAAAAAGACATTATGGATTTTGAAAACAGGCAGGGGTATGTCGGTACATTTACAGAATTTTTTGATTTAGATAATGATAAAATAGACTATCTTATTAGGACGGAAAGTTTTGAGGCTCATTTGGATATACTAATTGAAAAATTAAAATTGCATGCTCCACAATATACAGATAAAGACTGGGGAGCTCTAGATAAGTTAAGGAAAACTAAAGATAGTCTTTATATAAATAAAACTAATCACAAACATTATTCTTATTATTATGACGATGAGTCTAGAGAATATATAGGGAAATTGTTTGAACAAGATATAAAAAGATTTAATTATAAATTTGACAATATAAGAGAAAAAGAAAATGGAAAAATACTACTCTAAACAAGAACCAACAAAATTATTACATATAATAAATAGATTAAATGATATTACTAGTCCTAGAAATAATGTGATACCGGAAAATCATTTCCTTCAGTTAGCGACTATGAAGTTACAAGATGGTCAAACCTTTAAGGCCCACTATCATTTTTTTAAAGATACACCTACAGATAAAGTTATCGCACAAGAGTCTTGGGTGGTAATTAAAGGAAAAGTAAAATGTATATTTTACGATATAAACCATAAAATATTATGCACACCCATCTTAGAAGCTGGAGACTGTTCTATCACATTAGAGGGAGGGCATACTTATGAAATTTTAGAGGATGATACGATAGTTTATGAGTATAAAACAGGCCCATATGAAGGGCAAGAATTAGATAAAACATTTATAAAAGAATAAAATATGAAATCAGAAATAAAATTAAATTTAGGTTGTGGTTCAAGAGATTTTGGTGAGGACTGGGACCATATAGACGGTGAGTATTATCGACACATAAAATCAAAAGATATCTTTAATTTACCTTATGAGGACGAAAGTGTTTCTTTAATATATTCTTCTCACGTTATAGAGTATTTTGATAGAGACGAAATAAAAATATTATTAACTGAATGGAAAAGAGTTTTAAAACAGGGAGGGCACTTACGGTTGGCTGTTCCCGACTTTACCAATATGTGTGCACTATACTCTAATGGTAGTGTAGAATTAAAGGATATATTAGGGCCTCTATATGGTAAAATGCCAATGGGGGAAAAAACTATATACCATAAAACGGTATATGATTTTAAAAGTCTTAGTGCGATATTAGAGAGTATGGAGTTTGATGAGATAGCAAGATATGATTGGAGAAAAACTGAACATGCAGACTTTGATGACCATTCACAAGCTTATATCCCACATATGGATAAAGAACATGGAACATCAATCAGTTTAAATGTGCAGTGTAAAAAGAGGCATATAATGATGAAGAGATAGATATGAGTTTTGAGTTAATAAAGACATTTGAAAATAAGATTGCTGAATTTTTTGGGGCACCTTATGCTGTAGCAGTAGATTGCTGTACTCATGGGGTAGAATTATGTTTAAGACGTAGTAAAGTCAAAACTATCAATGTACCTTATCGAACATATTTATCCATCCCTTTTTTATCTAATAAATTAGGTATAAACTTGGAATGGAAAGACGAAAATTGGAAAGACTACTATTATTTAAATCATAATATAATAGACGCAGCAGTTTTATGGAAAAAAGATAGTTACATCCCAGGGACGTTTATGTGTGTTAGCTTCCAATTCAAAAAACATTTAAGTCTAGGAAGGGGAGGCGTTATATTAACCGATAGTAAAGACGCCGCACTAAAACTAAAAAAAATGTCTTATGATGGTAGAGACCCTGATATTCCATGGATGGAACAAAACATAGATTCTATGGGGTATCATTATTATATGACACCAGAAACAGCTGCCTTAGGCTTGAAAAAGTTACCTGAGGCTATTAAAATTAAACCAAAACAATGGACAGTTACCGACTGGCCAGATTTAACAAAAATGGATATATTCAAATGAAAAAAGCATTTATAACAGGAATAGCAGGACAAGATGGTAGTTATTTGGCAGAATACCTATTAGAATTAGGTTATGACGTACATGGAATAGTTAGAAGAAACTCAACACCAGAGAATCAAGATACACGTATAGCACACTTAGAAGGTAAGATTGAAACCTACTATGGAGACCTCTTAGACCAAGGAGGGTTAGAAAGATTACTAGATAAAATCCAACCAGATGAAATTTACAATTTAGCTGCACAATCACATGTTAGAATTAGTTTTGATGTACCTCAATTTACGGTACAGACAAACGCGTTAGGGTTGTTAAACATATTAGAGGCTTATAGAAGAAGTTGTCCTACTTCTAAATTTTATCAGGCAAGTAGTTCAGAAATGTTTGGATTAACAGTTGATGAAGATAAGTGTCAGAGAGAGACAACAGTAATGAATCCAGTGTCACCATATGGGTGTTCAAAAGTATTTGGATACAATATGATTAGAAATTATAGAAGGGCATATAAATTACATGCAACTAATGGTATATTATTTAATCATGAATCACCAAGAAGGGGGTCAAATTTTGTAACTAATAAGGTTGTAAAAGCAGCGGCAAGAATTAAATTAGGTTTACAAGATAAACTAGAATTAGGAAATATGGATTCTTATAGAGATTGGGGACATTCATGGGACTATGTTAGAGCAATGCATTTGATGATGCAACAAGATGAACCTGGAGATTGGGCAGTTTCTACAATGGAAACACATTCTGTTAGAGAAATGTGTGAGTTGGTTTTTAGTTATTTAGATTTAGACTATAAAGATTATATTGTACAAAATCCTAAATTCATGCGACCAGAAGAACTTCCGTATTTGAAAGGTGATTCTACAAAAATTAGAACAGAACTAGGATGGAAACCTAAGTATACATTTAAGATGTTAATGGAGGAGATGGTTGATTATTGGTTGGAGTATTATTCTAAAAATAATTAATTATGAAATTACTAGTAACTGGAGGGAATGGCATGGTTGGCTCTACTATAGATGCGGATGTAAGATTTGCATCACAGGAGTGTGATTTAACTAATTTTAATGATACCTTAGCGTTTTTTAAGAAACATTCACCAGAAGCTGTTATCCATTGTGCTGGAAAGATAGGTGGGGTTGGAATCAACTCTAGACTAAAAGGAGAATTTTTTTATAAGAATACAATGATTAATACTAATGTATTGGAGGTTTCTAGATTAGTTGGGGTTAAAAAGTTAGTGTGTTTATTGTCAACATGTATTTTCCCGGTAGAAGCAAATTATCCCTTAACTTCGGACCAGATACACTCAGGAGAACCACACCCAACCAGTCTAGGGTATTCGTACTCTAAAAGATTAGCAGAAATACAAATTAGAACTTATAGAGAACAATATGGTGTAAACTATGTTTCTATAGTGCCTTGTAACATATATGGGCCTAGAGATAATTTTAAAATTGATGAGGGACATGTAGTTCCTTCTTTAATACACAAGTGTTATTTAGCTAAGAAAAATAATACCCCATTAAAAGTGTGGGGCACAGGCAAACCCCAAAGAGAATTATTATACTCACAAGACGCGGGAGATATCTCGACGTGGGCTTTAAATAATTATGATGGCCCAGAGCCACTAATAACTTCCACTTCTATGGAATACTCGATAAAAGAACTTGTTGAGACAATAGTTGACGTTATGGATTTTAAAGGTGATATTATATGGGAGACAGATAAGACAGATGGACAATTTAGAAAACCTAGTGATAATACTAAGTTTACTGAATTGAATCCAGACTTTAAATATACACCATTAAAAGAAGGTGTAGAAAAAACCGTAGAATGGTTTATAAAAAATTATGATTATGCAAGAAAATAGAATTAAAAAAGCAGTAGTTACCGGTGGAGCTGGATTTATAGGCTCCCATATGGTAGATAAGTTAGTTAACATGGGGGTGCAAGTGACTGTAATTGATAATCTCTCAACAGGAAAAAGAGAGAATATTAATTCAGATGCATATTTTTGGGAGCAAGATTTAGTTACAACAGAAATAGACACAATAAGTGAGTACCTTAAAGATGTGGACGCTGTATTTCATTTTGCAGCTATGGCTAGAGTACAACCATCAATCGAAGACCCAGTATTATTTAATGAACATAATGTTACTGCTACTTTAAAACTTCTTAAGGCTTGCGCAGACTCAAAAGTAAAAAGATTTGTGTTATCTTCATCATCATCTATATATGGTGACGCGGAGATAATGCCAACATCAGAAGAATCACCAAGAAGTCCAATGTCACCTTATGCTGCACAAAAAATGATTAGTGAAGATTATTGTAAATTGTTTAGTGATGTCTACGATTTAGATACGGCATGTTTAAGATACTTTAATGTGTATGGTGATAGAATGACTAGAGAAGGTGCATATTGTACCGTTTTAGGGATATGGGCAGGTCAAATAGAAAATGGTAAAAATATAACAATAACTAATGATGGTGAACAGAGAAGAGATTTTACATTTGTTGGTGACGTTGTAAACGCAAATTTATTAGCTGCAACTCATAATGAAAAACTAAAAGGTGAGGTATTCAATGTAGGTAACGCAAATAACGCTTCTATAAATGAGTTAGCAGAATTATTTGAAGTTGAGACTGAATATATTGGGGATAGACTAGAACCAAAAGCAACTTTAGCTGATATAAGTAAAATTAAAAATAAGTTAGGGTGGGAACCTACTGGTGATATAAAAAAATGGGTTAAAAACTTTGTAAAAGAATTAAAACCAAATAACATTGAAACTGAAGCGATAGAATTAGAATACGAATTGTGGGATATGGTGAGTTATGGTGATGGAGAACCATTAGTGCCATTTAGTTTAATTTGTAGACACGAAAGATTCGAGGTGATATATTCCAAGTTCCAAGAAAAAATAAAAACATCTCCTTGTATTATAACAATAAAAAATTAATGACTAAATTAGTTGGAGATACTATAGATAAAAAAGATATTGCTGAGTTAGCTGAATGGTTAACTAGCGGTGATGAAGTTCCTAGATTAACTAAAGGGCCTTTAACCGTTAAGTTTGAGAAAAAGTGGGCAAAGAAGTTAGGTACAAAATACAGTGTATTTGTTAATTCAGGCTCTTCAGCTATTTTATTGATGTTATATGCTCTAAAAGTAAGTGGGAGATTAAAAAATGATAAGATTATTGTGCCTTCACTATCTTGGGTAACAGATGTCTCTTCTGTAATGCAATTAGGGTTGGAACCAATATTATGTGATTCTAATATGGAGGATTTATCAGTAGACTTAGACCATCTAGAAGAACTTTTTATAAAAGAAAATCCAGCATGCTTAATATTAGTTACTGTGTTAGGTCTAGTACCTGATATGTCAAGAATAAAAGAATTATGTGAAAAATATGACGTTACTCTTTTAGAAGATACTTGTGAAAGTATGGGCTCTAAATTCCAAGGAGGTTATCTGGGTACCATGGGGCTAATGTCGTGTTTCTCTTTATATTATGGTCATCATTTATCTACGATTGAAGGAGGACTAATAAACACAAACGATAAAGAGATATATAAAACTCTTTTAGCTTTAAGAAGTCATGGTTGGGACCGTGACTTACCAGAAGAAGACGCAAAAGAATTAAGTGATAAATGGGATATATGCGCGGATAATAAAGCTTATACTTTCTATTATCCTGGATTTAATTTAAGAGCAACAGACTTACAAGCGTTTTTAGGTTTAAGGCAAATAGATAAGTTAGATAAATTTAGTATAATTAGAAAAAATAATTTTGATTTATATAATAAGAAGATTAATAATAATATGCTTAATTTAAGGGTTGATAAATCTAATTTTATATCCAACTTTGCATATCCTGTAGTGAATAAAAATAGGTCTAAGATTATGGAGATAATGACTAAAGAAGGCATAGAAGTTAGACCACTTATAGCTGGTTCTATGGGTAGACAACCGTTTTGGTTGAAACACTATGAGATGCCAGAACTACCAAATTGTGACTTGTTACATGAATTTGGCTTCTATATACCAAATCACCAAGATTTGACAATAGACGAGATAAATAAAATATGTAAAATAATAAATGACTATGGGGACATTTTATGAGGATTCGGTAAATAAAAGAAAAGTGACAATAGCTTCTTATCCACGCTCTGGCAGTAATTGGGTATGTTATTGTGTAGAAAGATTAACCGATTTAATTATTATAGGGTCTGATGACTCTGAAGAGAGAGGAGCGGACATAACGCAGTCTAACCCAAAAGCTGTTATACATAAAACACATGGTAATGGTACTGATTTTTGGGCTACATTTCCTGGTGAAAATGAAGGATATTTCCTAATTGTTAGAAATCATAAAGAATGTATTGTAAGACATCGTAGGATTGATGACCAACCCATACCAATTAATCTTGTACTAAATGATTTACAAGGGTTACCTTTATCTGACCAAGAAAACACAGATTACTTAGCAATGTTAGAGTTATACGATTTATATCTTGGGCCAAAGATGCTACTTTACTACGAAGATTTTATAATAAACCCAAAAGAAGAACTATTGAAAATAGTAGAATGGTATGAACAATTTGGTGGTAAGTTTAATAAAGATGATATCTATAATTTTGTGGATAATATTACCGACCATAAAAAGAAATCGTTAGATAGATATGTGGGCATTCATTTAGGTGTAGCTACAGATGGTGACCCAGAAAAATTAAGATACCAATCCGGACCAGACCATAGAAAAGAACACCAAGGAAAAGACGGTAATATTTTACCTAACACATGTAAACAGATTGACAACCATATTAAGAATAAAAGACCGGACATATATAAAAAATATTTAAAAAGATTTGAGTACGATGGATATAATTAAGAAAAAAGCACTAATAACAGGAATAAATGGTCAAGATGGCTCATATTTAGCAGAATTATTACTTGAAAAAGGATATGAAGTATGGGGTATATTGAAGAGAAATTCTGTAGCTGAGAATCAAACTACTAGGTTAGACGGGGTATTTTCAAAATTAAATTTAGAATATGCGGATATGACTGACATGGCTTCATTATGTAAAGTATTAAGTAAATCAAAACCTGATGAGATATATAATTTAGCTGCACAATCTCATGTTAGAATAAGTTTTGACCAACCAAAATACACATTAGAAAGTATAGGCACTGGAACATTAAATTTATTAGAATCTATTAAATTAGTTTGTCCGGAAGCAAGAATATACCAAGCAAGTAGTTCAGAAATGTTCGGTAATAATATAGACGATGATGGGTATCAACGAGAAACAACACCCTTAAACCCCGTTTCACCTTATGGATGTGCTAAAGTATACGCATATAATATATGTAGAAATTATAGAAATTCTTATGGTATGTTTGTCTCAAACGGAATATTGTTTAATCATGAATCACCAAGAAGAGGCACTAATTTTGTTACTAATAAAGTAGTTAAGATAGCTGTAGAGATTAAGTTAGGGCTAACTGATGAATTAAAACTTGGTAACATGAAAGCTAGTAGAGATTGGGGACACGCAAAAGACTATGTTGAAGCAATGTGGTTAATGTTACAACAAGAAAAACCAGATGACTTTGTTTGTTCAACAGGAATATCTCATACTGTACAAGATTTAGTTGAATATGTGTTTGGAAAGTTAGAACTAGATTGGAAAAAATATATTAAGACAGATAAAAGATTCTTAAGACCAGAAGAACTAGAGCATCTAAAAGGGGACTGTTCAAAAGCTAAAGAGATTTTAGCTTGGGAGCATAAATACACATTTGAAACAATGTTAGATGAGATGATTGAGTATTGGTTAAAAAAATATTCATAAATAAATTTAAATGGGAAAAAGAAATAAAAAATTATCTAGAGAAGAACAAGCAGAAGTAGAAGCTTGGATTTATCAAAATAACACAGAGGAAAGTAGAGTAACTGATACTATGACCATTAGGGTCAAATGTAAAACTGAAAATCAAAAAGCTTTAGTAAATTCAATGAAAGAAAACGAAGTAACTATATGTTCTGGACCCGCGGGGACAGGCAAAACATATTTAGCGTGTGCAGAGGCATTAAAACTTATTAAACGTTATGCAAAATACAAAAAAATAGTTATAGTAAAATCTGTCACTACTTTAAAAAATGAAGAAATAGGTTTTTTGAAAGGGGGGTTACGTGAAAAAATGGAACCTTTTATGTTTTCTTTTGTACATAATTTTGAGAAGTTGGTGGGTCAGGCTATAACAGCAAGATTAAGAGAATTAAAAACTATAGAAGAAATGCCTATAGCCTATATGAGAGGAATTAATTTAGACAGGTCAATTATTATTATAGATGAGGCTCAAAATATATCCAGAGAAAACATAAGAACTATTATGACTAGGCTTGGAAGAAATTCTAAAATGGTATTCTTAGGGGACGAACGACAACAAGATTCCAAAGGAGGAAACGGACTAACCTTCCTAATGGACCATTTTGCTGATATAGAAGAGATTGGGTGTGTACAATTTAATAAGTCGGATGTAGTAAGAAATCCATTAATCGCTAAGATAGAAAGAGTTTTTGATTCTTTACAAAATTAGAAAAAATATTAATTTACAAGTATGAGAATATCTATAAGTATAAATGGTGTATTGAGGGACGTATTAAAAAAGATGTCAGATGTGTATGAAAAGTATACAGAAAAGGAATGTAAGATAGACATAAATACCACAGACAATTTATTAGAAGTATTTGATTTTGAGACTGAAGAAGAGCTATTTGAATTCATATATGTAGAATGCCCAATGGAAATATTTGGACATGGTACAGAAGCGGAGAATAATGTGTTTAATAGCTTAAACGAGTTTTATAAAGATAAAAGAGAAGATTATGACATTTATTTAGTATCAGATGAGATTGAGAAGTCAAAACCAGCTACTTTATTCTTTTTATCTAAGTATGGAACTTTAGTAGAAAGAATAGAATTTTACACTATACAAATGATAGATGATTTGTGGGATAGAACAGATATATTTATCACAGATAATAAGTTAATCTTGAATAGAAAACCAGAAGGTAAATTATCGATAAAAATCGATAAACCATATAATAAAGATATTGAATCTGACATTACATTAGATTCTTTCAAAGATGTATTAAAACTAGATGATGACAGATTTAAGCAAATATAACTTAGAAGATACATTTAGTTTAAGTATAGCAGGAGCTCATTTTTATTTAGATTTCGAGGAATTAGAAACAATAATAAGAATAGCAGAACGTAAAAAGACTATGGATAAGGATGGAAACCCAGTAGAAGGTTATGAGATTAATGCCCCTCGTTATGAGATATTAAGGATGATGATTGATACTCTTTTGACTTCTGTTGAAGAATTAGATGAAGATATGGGAGCATATAGCTTGAAAAATTTAACAATACCCTTTAAACTTGCATTCAATACATTATCACACTATAAAATTATTAAAGAAAAAAATTAGAAAATGGAGCAAACAGAACAATTACAAAAGTTACAACAGGCAATCGCTTCACTAGAAGCACAAACATTTAAAATATTTATTTTAACACAAGACACAAAAGGAGTTCAACGAGCTTCAGTAAGTACTAATTATAGACTTGTAAAAGTATTAACCGAATTAGGGTATGACGCTTGTATTTTACACGAGAAAAAGGACTACCAAGGCGTATCTGAATGGTTAGGTGAAGGATATTCACAATTACCACACGCTTGTATTGAAGAAGGTAATTTACAAGTTGGAGCACAAGATTTAGTTATTATACCAGAAGTTTTTGGGCACGTATTAGAACAAACAAAAGATATGCCGTGTGCAAGAGCGGTACTATGTCAGTCATATGACTATATATTTGAAACACTACAACCAGGACAAAGTTGGCAATTATTTAATGTTAACAAATGTATAACTACTAGTGATGAATCTATGAACTATATAAAAGGTATATTCCCTGGTATAGATGTATCCACATTTAGACTATCTATTCCAGATTACTTCAAAGCGGACGATAAACCTAAGAAACCTATTATTGCTATCCACACTAGAGACCCTAGAGATACAGCAAAAATAGTTAAAACTTTTTACATTAAATATCCACAATATAGATGGGTTACCTTTAGAGATATGAGAGGATTAAATAGAGAGGATTTTGCACAGGCCTTAGGTGAATCATGTTTATCCGTATGGATAGATGATATATCAGGTTTAGGTACATTCCCACTAGAATCTATGAAATGTGGTACACCTGTTATAGGCAAGATACCTAATATGAAACCAGGATGGATGCAAGAAAAGAATGGATTTTGGACATATGAGTTAAACCAAGTAGTAGACATCACTTCATCTTATTTTAAAAATTGGTTAGAAGATTCTATTCCACAAGAATTATATGACGAGATGTCAACAACACATACTCAGTATTCAGAAGAAAATGAAACTGGAGACATAAAAAACTTTATAGAAGAATATGCTAATCTCAGAAAAAAAGGATTAGTTGAAAATTTAGATAAATTTACCCAACCACAAAACGCATAAAAAATGAAAGATATAACTGTTTTAATACCCGTACACACAATAGAAGGAAACTTCAAGGAATGGTTTGATAAGGCAATCAAAAGCATTCAAGAAAATACACTTAAACCTGAAAAGGTAGCTATAATTCACTGTGATTGTGAAGACGTAAAATCATTTATGGAGTCATATGATTTTGGTGAATTAGATGTTGAATTTATGATAAATGAAGGAGATTTAGATTTCTGTTCACAAATAAATTATGGTGTGAGCCAAGTAAAAACTACATGGTTCTCTATATTAGAATTTGATGATGAATATTCTACAATTTGGTTTAAAAATGTAGAGAAGTATAAAGATTCTTATAATAAAACTTCAATATTATTACCTTTAGTTGTGGATGTTGACGAAGCAGGACAATTCATAAGTTTCACTAATGAGGCAGTGTGGGCTATGAAATTCTCTGATAAATTAGGATTCCTAGATAATACAGCTCTATTAAACTACCAAAACTTCCAAACTAGTGGGATGGCAATGAAAAAAGAAGATTTTGAAGCTGTAGGAGGATTTAAAAGCTCTATGAAACTTACTTTCGTTTATGAATTTTTATTAAGAGCTACTTATAATGACTTACAAGTTATGACAATCCCTAAAGTAGGCTATAAACATACAAATATGAGAGTAGAATCTTTATTTTGGGAATATAAAAACCACACAAGTGATAAGTTAATGCCAGAAGAAGCAAAGTTTTGGATGGATACAGCTAAGAAAGAATACTTCTTCAAAATGGATAGAAAGGTTAAATATGATGATAGAACCTCAGATAGTGAAATAAAAAATGTTAGCATAGATTCTACAGGTGGGGTTGTCACAGAAATACAACCAAAGACTGAAGAAGAAGCTAAGTAAAGACTTATATAATGCCTCGTAAACCACAACAGAAAGTGTATTTTGGACAAGTACAAGAGCATGCTGTTAGAATGTTTTTAACAGCTACTACTTGGACGGAAAAAGACAGAATATACAGAGATTATTTATATGCTCCACTCAATAAAATGATAGATTCTATCATTAGGAGATATAAGTTATATAGAAAGGGGTTAGAGTTTAGAGATATTCACGCTGACACTCTATCTTTTTTAATCACCAAGGCGGATAAATTCAAACCAGAAAAAAATAAAAAAGCTTATTCTTATTTCGGAACCATTTGTAAAAATTATCTAATGGGACAGATAATAAAAGACAGAAAAGAACTTATTAGAAATATATCTTATGAAGACATATCAAGTAGTATACAAGAAAGAGATGATATGGTTTATTATATGCATAAAGATGGGCTAGAATATAATGAACTCACAAAAAAGTTAATAATACAGATTGAGGATTTCATGAACGAAAATGACCTTAACGAGAATGAAGAAAAAATAGGTTTAGCTCTAGTAGATGTGTTTTCCAATTACGAAGCTATTTTTGTTCATGGAAAAGGTAATAAATTTAATAAAAACTTAATACTCCTATCTCTAAGAGAAATGACCGGACTAACCACTAAAGAAATAAGAAATGCTTTAAAAAAATATAAGGTAATATATAAATCTTTAGCAGACACACTTAGGAAATAGGGTTGCAAATATTTATTGTTATAAAAATATGACAAAATGCCAAGACCTAAGAAAAAACAAATCGCATTAGATAGAAATAGTATTTTAGCTTTACTACAAGAGATTTATAACGAATGTGTAGAACAAAGAAACACTGCTATTAGAATCCAGAATAAAATGTTAAGTTTTATGCATGGACCAGAAGACCTACAAGTGTTAGGTCCAGTTATAAAAGAACAGCAAAAAATAATAGATTCTACAATAGAGAAAAAGATTCAACTCTCAAAAATCCAATCCAACTTAACACAAAAAGATATTGAAGGAGGCGCTAATCCATTTAGTTTTTCACTAGATGATAAGGACGCTTTAAATGCATTATTGAATAAAGAGTCAGATGATAAAGGAGACACCAAATACGAAATGTAATGCCTACAGATAATCAAGAAGCTAAATCAAGTATAGTTACCAGGTTCCAAAATCTATCTACTTTTAAAAAAATAAAAGAAGGCAAGGAAAAGAAACAACAACAAATCAGGAGTATAATGGACTCCTACGATAATATAAAAGATAAATCCAATAATCTTATACCTTATTTATTAGACCTTATTCAGATAGGTGGTGGAAAAGATGCTGTTAAAAGAGTAAGAAAGAAGATAACAAACGGTATTGGAAAGATGAATCCTGAGATTAAGGAAATTATATTTGAGGAACTATTAAACTTTTTGAACTGTAATTTAGATTTTGAACTTCCAGCCGCGGACGGACCTGCCTTAGGATTTGCAAATGCAAATGATATTGTTCTAGATATCAGAGGAGTTGATATTATGGAATTACTTAAAATTGTTCCAGGTGGAGTCCCAGGAAAATTTCTTTATGAGAAAGAAGCTATGGCGGTAGGTAGTGTTCCTTTTGCAATGAATAAACAATTATATGATGTTACAGCGAACCCATCAGGTACATTTACTATTTTTGGAGCTTCCACTAATCNATTATTTGATATTGTCTATGATGGTACCACACTGTTAACCATAAGACCATATGGTAGAGACGGCTCATTTTCTACAGGACCTACTACCCCAGCCAACCCAACTCCATGGAGAGGAGCACCAGGAGAGAACAATTATAAATTAACAGAATTTATAAGAGATTATTTTGATTCTATAGACATGTTTGGAAAAACTAATTTTATGGCCATGCTTTTCGAGATATTAGAAGGGGTGGTTAGCATACAATTAAATAAAACACCATTAGATTTAGAATTGGATGGAAAGTTTTGGGAGATAATTAAAAGAATTTTAGGTCTATGTGGTGATGATGATGTAGGTCTGGGGAATGAAATTAATGTGTCAGGCACAGGACACTTATCTGACGATGATGTGGACACTAATCTATTTGAGTTTGGCCCACAAGACCTTAGACATATATATGATTTAGCGAATCTAAGGATGAAAGGAATGATTAGATTTGAGGATTGTGATAATATAGAAAAACCTGTGGATGTAGAGTCTATAAATTCTGCTTTAGACTCACTATTAGGAGAAACTGACCCGACTGTTGAAAATATTAAAATAGAACAAGCACTTAATAATAATATCAATGGATTTGGCATTAATATACCTAATTTAGACTTAAATATTAATTTAGATATTATAAAACAATTACCACAAATATTAATTAGTTTAATTCTAACACCAAAGATAATTTTACCTATAGTTACAGCATGGGTAGCTATAGGAAACACAATGAATGCCACTAATAAAGAAGAATTTTTAAAAGAGTTTATTAGATTGGTAAAAAGAATTATAAAAAGATTAAAAGATTTATTAATACAGATTTTGTATGATGAAGTAAAGAAATTTATTTTACAATTGATAGATTACTTAACTAGTCAGATAATTGGTGAACAAACCATGAAACAAATGCAGATAATACAGTCATTAATTTCTTTATTAACTACAATATTGGAAATGATTGATAATTTAATGAATTGTAAAAGCATATTAGATAGTATCATGAGGTTATTAAAAATTCCGCTACCGCCCGGCGGGGGATTAAACGTACCTAGTACTCTTAGATTCGCTACATCTGCACGCCCTGGATATTCAAAAACTAGAGCAGTACTTAATACGTTAGAAAATTTGGAAGAGTCTGGTATAGATGTATCTGATAATCCAGATGGGTCACCAAATGAGTATGTCACAGCATTAATGGCATATGAGGATGGCAGGACAAAAGAATTTGATACAAATGCAGTTACAAAGGTTGGTGTTTATCCTATGACAGTAAAAACGCCAGGAGGTATTGGTACTACCGATAAAGGTCAAGGGACCGGATTAACCGCTTAATATGGAAAAGAAGAAATTACAAAATATATTAGAAGAACATAAAAATAAACCTAATAAAGACTTATTAGAAGCTGCAGATAGTTTAAAAAATGAATTTGAAGAAACAAAAGAATTATTACTCAAATTAAGTAAACATTTAGATTTTGTAGAGGAAGCTTATTTTAAAGTTTATAATGAGTTAAAAGATAGAGCAAGATTAACAGAAGACAATGGCAGGTAAAGGAGTAGACAAAGCAAATCCCCAAAATAATATATATTTTGGAGTATGCATAGACAATAACGACCCAACAAGAGCGGGAAGAATTAGATTAGTAGCTGATTTTGAAAATAAAAGTGAAACACCTGAAAATTATGCTGCTGCTACTTATGAAGCGTCGTACAAAGAAAAAGATTATGCTACCGTGGAAGAAATGTACTGGACAAAAGATGACCCATTTCTAACCTTACCATTATTACCTATACATATAAATGTTTGTCCAAGCAATAGTGATAATGTCCCTATTATGTTTTACCAGGATGATAATAAAGAACAAAATAGAGTATACATAGGGTCAACTATTTCACAACCTCATTATTTAGGTGGTAAGGATTCTTTAGGTGAACATTATGGTTCAGGTAGAAAAGGTTATTCTAAAGGCACTAGAGACGAAGGAAAGGAAGCTATAACTAATAACGAAAAATCAGACGGAGCATTTGCTAACCCTAATACAGTTTCCATAGATGGGAAAGATAATGCAGACATTATACTAGGTTCTAGAGAAGTTGTTATTAGAGCTGGTAAGTTTAAACCGAACAAAGAGTCTCCATGGTTCCCAACAAAAAATGACGATGTTACTATGTTACAGTTATCTAGTTTTCTTACAGCAAAAGAAATGGAAAAGACGGTAGAAGAAGTACCTGAGGTAGAGGAAGCGGAAATTAGGTACTTAGTAGAATACCATATTGACGATTTTACTCAGGTAGGTGCTTTTAATGGTAACGTTAAATTATGGGAAGTAACACCTAATGAAGAGATAGAAGACTCACGCCATCTAACAAGTAAAGATATTGGTAAAAGTACAAATATTTTAAGTTCATGGGACACAAAACCATTAGTGGAACTATCATTTAACTCACAACCAATAAGTGGGGTAACCTATTTAGTAAATAAGTTTATAAATGAAGCGAATGGTAGTGGGCCTGCTCTTAGTAGTAGATACCTAAACTCAACCCCAACAGTTACTCCAGGATGGGCAAAGAACGGTATTGGTATTGACCTTTCATCTAGCGGTTCAGAAGCACCAGCTGATGGTCCAGATTTACATAATTTACATCCTTTTTACTATAGACCATCATTAGAATTTCAGAAGGTTATAGCAGATAATCTTACCGGATATGAAACAGCTATAGACATAGAGGCTACGATTAAGGGGGTTGTTGGTGTAGATGATAGTTTTGGTCTAGTTTTTTCACCATTAAATCCAGAACCTCAGGAGAAGATTAAAAAAGTAGAGTTAGAAGAAGCAAAAGATGACCCAGATAAAGAACAGGGTGTCGCAACTTTACTTAGTGATAAAATACTATTTTTTGCTTATCCATCTAAGATTGCTAGTAAAGGTGAAACAAACCCAACTAAAGAATCAACGACAATATATAGTGAATCACCATACAAAACAGGTATAGACCAGAAGACACTAATTAAAACTCAGGATAAGCATATGGAACCTCTAGTTAGGGGAGAACAATTAATATTATTATTAGAAATGATGCATAAGTGGATGCAGGGACATTCTCATCATTTCCCTCAAGGAGCACCATTTGATAAACCTAAAGAAGGCAATGTTACATTAAGTGATATTGAGGAGGCTTTAGGAAATGCTAGGACAGAGATATTAAATCAGAATATTAGAATCAACTAAGTATTTATAGTTAAAGATATTTTAATGGCACTTCATAAATCATATTTTAGTAAAAACAATACATTAGTAAAAGATAGTGAGGTAAACACTGCTAAGAATCCAGTGACTGAATTATTTTATGGTGGTGGGTACACTTCTATTAATACTACAGGAGGTACTATTACTACTTCATCTAAGTTTTCAAGATTTATATTCGATTTAGAGTTACAAGATTTGAAACGTAAATACGCTGATGGGACCATAGTACTTGCGGGTGGGTGTGGTAATTCTGCTACTACTCACACACTAAGAATGGTCAATACTTCATTTTTTGATACTGAACTTTTAAACACTGAAACTGCCTCTGCACGTATGAGAGCAACTTCTTTTGACCTTTTATTATTTAAAATAGTTGATAATGTACATGTCTCAGCTACTACAGCTTGTTGGGATGAAGGTGTTGGATATGATTATAAATCATCTTGGGACTTTCAGAATATGAGAACAGATAAGAGTTATTCCGAAAGACCAAGCAATTATTATAAGGCCACAACTTTACAGTCTTGGTTATATCCAGGAATATATAATAATGGTGGTACTCCAGCAGTTTCTATAATAGACACCCAACATTTTGATAACGGTAATGAGAATATAGTATTCGACATGAGTGCTGAGATTAATAATATATTAAGTGGTGGGACTCCTGATGATTGTGGGTATGGTGTTGCTTTTTTTGCTAGATATGAGAACATGACAGGCCTTACGGAAAGTTACTCTGTCGGGTTCTACACCAAGTATACTCAAACATTTTACGAACCTTATTTAGAAAGTAACTATGATGATACTATAGATGACGCTAGGGCTAATTTTTATGAAGGCAAGATTAATTGTCTATATTTGTATGTGAATGCAGGAGGAAAGCCAGTTAATTTAGATTATTTACCTAATGTAACCATATATGATAATAGTAATCAAATAGTTTCCGCTCTTACGTCCACCAATATATCTAGAGTAACTAAAGGAGTTTATTGTACATGTTTCAGTATAGATTGTGACACTTATACGACACCTTGTTTATTTAGAGACCAATGGTCTAATCTAGAAATAGATGGTATCTGTAGAGACGATGTAACTAATAAGTTTACTTTGAAGTCTAATGATGATTATTTTAATATAGGGACCAATGCAGGTGAACCTAAGACTTACGGTTATTCTTTTAGTGGTTTAAAAAAGGATGAAAAGATAGTGGCTGGGGATGTTAGAAAAATCCTAGTATCAGCAAGAAAACCATATACAGTTAATGTGGATGTAGATATATCTGATTTAGAATATAGAATATTTGTTAAACAAGGAACACAACAAGTAGAGACACATCCATGGGCCAAAGTTAGTCGTGCTTATAATCAGAATTATTTTATTGTAGATACGGGGGATATGATACCGAATGAGTATTTTATAGATTTAAAAGCTATTTCTAATTTAGAGGTTAATAGTTATCGTGAAGCGATAAATTTCCAAGTAGTTAGCCAGGCAAATTACTTCGGCAATCCACCAACGTAGAATTATTTTTTTACTGATTTAACTTTATTAATCTTACCGAAGAATATTTTATTACCAACCCGTAGACTTAAATTTTCGTTTATATTAGTTTCTTCTAATATATTTCTTACTTTATTTTCTACTATTTCCTCCAAAGATTCTTTAATAGTTTCTTTTATTACACTTTTCATATCTGAAGAGGACGCTGTAGGTCGATTATTAGTGACAGCAGTATTAGAGATTGGAATGGTAGTGACGGGTGGTGGTATGTCTATAGTTGAGTTAGCTGTAGTTCTCATACCATCTACCGAATAATTACTACTTTTCATTTTCTTTGAAACTTCTTCTATAAATTCAGGACTTAATTTATTAGTAGCGTTGTTATAATCCATAGTAGGGATGGGATTATTAATCATTGCTTTTTTAATTGCGGGCGGTAATTTAGATTCCATAATTCTCTCTTTTGTGTGACCTGCCTTAGGATTCATATTCATTGGTGCTTCTTGTTGTACTTGAGAAGTAGGTAAAGGTGCGTTAGGGGCGTTAGGTGGTAGTTGTGATAACATTTGTTCAGGTGGTACCTGTTCTGTCATTGTTTGGGTCATTGTACGGTTTTGTGAAGTTGGTTTTACATTTCCACTCTCCACTGCACCCATAACTTTTTTTGCTTTAAGTAAAGAATTTTGTAATTTAGTTAAGTCAGCCATTAAAATTTAGCGTTTATATAAACAGTTCTCATTGTTTTATCCCCATTAGGGTTATAATTAGGTCTAACCTCGTTAAAAACTTCATGAGTATTATCAAAGTTCCTAATTCTATCAGTCCTAAACAATCTCCATCCCGGCATTGTATTAGGTCTATCAGTTGCCCCTTCTCTTTGCCATGCTCTTACAACTGGATTTCCAGGACCCATCTTAGTTCTAGAGAGACCAAAACATACAGGCTCTATAGTTCTCCAACCAGGATTATTAGTGGTATCCCCCGCATAATAGATAGAAACTAAATTTCTATTTCTAATAGAGTCCATTACTTCATCACGGTTGGCTACTTCTAATATAAGTTCACGAACAGTATTGTAAAGTTTCATTTTAATTAACTAGTTTAGATGCCAACAGAATTATCACCTTCATCTGTAACATTATAATATTCTTTTTTCTTATTATATAAATTACTAGATATTAAAGATTTTCTTTCGTTCTTATCTGTTAAACTACCCGTTTCATCACTATAAACACCTAAGTAACTTGCATTACCCTTACCTTTTTCATCACCATCACTTGTAGCGTTGGGATGATTAACAGAATAATTAGTTTCTGCGTCATTTGGTTGATAGATGTTTTTAGTTATCATTTTTTTATACTCCGCATTCGCGATGTCAGTTAGTGTTTGTCCAGGTTTTGAATTGTACTTGTTATCAGCCATTTTTAATTGTTTTTATTTAAATATTTATTAATCTTTTTATTTCATCGATACTTTCCCTAAGTCTATTAGCTTTATCTACTGTAGGAACATGTACCGCTGTTGAATTTACGTTATCATCTCGTTCATGTGGTTTTTTATGAGTATGCTCAAGACCACCCCTCATTTTTGCTTTACGACCTCTATCTTCCCCTTCTCTAGTTTGTCTTTCCATTTCTGAAAAAGTATTTTTACCAAAATCACCACCAGTTAATTCATAACCTGGATGACTTTTATCATTACTTCTAAAGAAATTATTTATTTTTTTTAGAAGAGCTAAACTTATTACAGGGTCATCTACTATATTTTGTGCACGAACATAACCTTCCGTTGTTTCTGGTCCATTAAAATTATTCAAAGAAGATTTAATCCTATTAACTAATTTATCAGGACAAGTAAATGTCGTATTTTCTAAATTAATGTCCGGCATTATCGTCTTTCATTAAGTTATTTATTACTTCCATAAAGTCTTGGTCATCAGCTTCTATCGTATTTTTAAGACTTTTAAATTTTCTTTTAACCAAAGGATTTACATCATGAAGGTCTATAGGGGTACCCAAATCTTTTTCTTCATCCTTTTTTGCTAAAATCATTTCTATCATATCTTTCATTCTTTGTCTAGATTTCTCATTAATCATCTGTATATCTTCTTCATCTGGTATTTGTCCCATTTCTAACGCTTTATCTTCAGCTTTTCTGGTACTCTTTCCTAGGTCCTCATATTTTTCAACTGTATCGTCCCAACCTAGACCATCAGTGCTTATTAGTCCATCTTCATCATTATCTGCGCCTAATTGACCACCCAGATAAGATTCCCCCCAATATCGTTTATAATAATAATCATAACTCATACCTCTTTGGCGTGACCTATCTACAGTTTGGTCTAAAGTACTCTTACTAGTCATATTTGCAACATTAACGTTTTTAGGTATTTTACTACCGATTAATGAACCATCATAATCTACTAATTCTTCTAACTCTTCTTCTCCAACTTTTTTCTGTTCGCCTGTCCATTTTTCATGAGTTTTTCCTTTATGTACAGAATCACAAGAACCTTTATGTTTTAATTTTTTCATGTTTGCTTTTTCTTATAAATATTAACTACACCTATAAGTATTTATGAATAATGGGACCACAGAATTTAAATAACTATTATTTTAATAGATTAGACGTTAAATTAGACTATACATCTTACTATGATTTTTTCTTAGTATCAGACGAAAGAGATTTTAATACAGAAGTTGTCTACTCTAAAAACATTATTGGCTATGCTGATTGTGAGGTTTTGCCTGTATGGATTGACTTAGGAAATCCATTATCTTCATTACAATTGACGATGGAATGTGGCACATTCTACCCCAACAATACGATATTAAGTATAAGTGGCACATGTTGGTGTCATGCAACACCATCATTAAAAGATTTAGATTGTTTAGATTGTGACTTGGATTGTTATACATCTGGATGTACAGAAATGGGTGGGTTTATTACATCTATCTGTGATATAGGATTAACTGGTATGGATAATGGTTGGACTAATTCTTTAAAAAGAAATAGAGATAAAGTGGAAATTTGTTGGTCAGGTTGTGGTTATCCTTATTATTGGGAGTTATCACCAGAGACGCCATTATTAAATGCAGATGATTGTGAATGTAATCTTAGTGAAGTTACTGAAATATATACGGGGCATTTTACTGCTGGTACTTGTTGGGACTCTAGTGGATTTACATGGTCATCTAATACTAATATACCCGAATGGATTAAGAGTAAAATAGAAAATGATTATATTTACGGACAAGGAATTTATACCTTTAGTGCAAATATACAACAAACAGACCAATGGTGTGGTGGATTTACTAGAACTTCTTATACTGTTTTTGTTTCAGACCCAGAATGTTTATGTTGTCCACCTGAGATTGTAGATGAACCATGTGCCACAACTACAACTTATTATCCAACTACAACCACAACGACAACTATTGGGCCTACAACCACAACTACAACTTATTATTCGCCTACAACCACCACTCTAACTACACTTCTACCAACTACTACAACAACTACTTATTTTGGGCAAACAACCACCACAAGTACTACGATACCAGGGCAAACAACGACAACCACTACTTACTCCCCAGTTGCCACGACCACCACAGTATGGAACACTTGTGATGAAACGTTATATCCATGGACGGTTCAAACTACTGGTATATTCAATGCCTATGATGTCATAGAATTTGCTGCAACTCCAGCCAATGGATATCAAAATACCACAATTAGTGACATTATATTTGACTACGCATGTAATGGTGTTGCACCATCCCCAGCCATCACGTGTCCTAGAA